CTCGATAAAATATGACAATTCAATTGGTCCTATTTCTTTTAGCTCTATGGCTATAATTGATGGTTCAACTGGTAAAGATGGTATCGATGTTACTGATATTTCGGCCTCAATGGACATTGGTCCGGTGGGTATATCAGGTGGATTGATAGATGATAAAGTTAATAACATCACCTACACAGTAGCTTCAGCAGGAATTGATCTTGTTGGTGTTTCTTTAGCTGGTACTTACTCGTTTAAAGATACAACTACTACTGACCTGACAGGTATGGAGTATACAGCTTCAAAGACTTTTGGGAAGACAACACTCGCAGTTGGTTACCAAGATAAAGAAGGTACAGCTAGTTATATGACAGCTGGTGTAAGCCATGACTTATCAGATTCATTAACAGGTTACGCTGAATTCCAGACAACCGACAATGATGGATCAACTACAGATACTACTCAAATGGCAATGGGACTGAAGTTCACGTTCTAATCCGTTTACAAAAAAATGGCGGACTTCAATAAAATGTTGTCTGCCATTTTTTATGACTAATTACTAGTATGATAGCAAATTTTCAATTTAAAGCCGGTATGGGAGGACATTTCTTTCTTAGACTATTAATTTACCGTTGGGGTATTGGCTCTTTTCCAAAGGCAAATAGTTATTGGAATGAATATCATTTTCCATATTTTTATTGGGAAAATGAAGACTTTTATAGACTTCAAATTGAGTTACCATATGGTGAAGAATGGTTTGATTGGGAAACAAATCAGTTATCATATTACAATCCAACAATACTAGAAAAATATTTAGAAACATTTGAAATACCAAACAAAAAAAGAATGTTTATGTTGGACCATGCTGTATGGCCTTACTTAAATGATACATTTTTAAAAGTTAAAGGCATTGAATGTCCTAATGTTTCTATCACTACAAAAAAATATGATACAGCTTTATTTTGTAGGAAACTAAATCATATCAAAAGTAATTGTAAACGTTTTTATAATATTCAAGATGATAAAAATAAGAATTTACGAGAACAAGAAACATGGGTTGCCGAAGGGCCCGATTTAACAGAAGTTCTCAATAATCATAATAAGTTTTATTTAAACACTCCTGGATTAATTAGAAGTTTAGAAATTGAAAATACATGGGCTGATATAATTTTAGATTATGATGAATTAGTAAATGGAAATATTGATAGTTTCAAACAACTAGATGAGCATTATTATCTTTACCCAAATATTGCTGATACAAAAATTATAGATATTATAAAAACATACAATGAAGAAAATATTCAATTAGTAGAAAAAGCATCATTAATAGCTGATACCGAAGATTACAGACACGATATTAAGAATGGTTGACACAGCATTAAATTTAAGCTATAATAAATATATATACTAAAAAGTATAGAGAACCTAAGCAATACAACATCAGAAAATTATAAGGATATAACATAATGGAGATAGGGTCAGTACATATCATTATCGTAATCTAGTTTGATGTGATGAACATACCCATATAAATTTTGAAGTGGTTTAGTCAATTACGAGGCTAAACCATTTCTTTTTTTTTGAATACTAGTTCTAAATAAGTATTACTATGATGGATAATTGTTTTCATAATTGGGGCGAATTATCTAAAGTGCTTGTTGGAGATGTTTTACCAGCAAGTGTATACGACGGATTGCCCACCCAAATCAAAAATTGCCTAGTACAGATAACAGAAGAAACACAAGAAGATTTAGATAATATGTGTTCTGTGTTACGTTCTTACGGTGTTAAAGTAGTAAGACCGAATATTCATAACTATATGGAAAGGCAAGGATTTACTCTTGCTGAACAGACTATAGCTGAAGATAAAAAGTTACCTGGACAACCTTTTGCTGTACGAAATCATTTGTTACGTTGGCATGATAAGATATTTGTTGGAGCAAAGTGGGTATGGGACGATTATGAACAGTTACTAGAACAGCACAAAGATGATATTATAATGTTTGACTATTTTTGTGCTAGTGATATTTTTAGATTGGGTAAAGATTTACTAATTGATACAGAAAATAAAACTAACATACCTTTTGTTAATTGGCTTAAAAAATATAGAGCATTACATGAGTTAGATGTTAACATTCATACAGCTAGTATAGGGGGTCACAGTGATTCAAGTGTTTGCCCTATTAAGCCAGGTTTGTTACTAACAAGATTTGAAATTGACAACTATTCTGATACATTTGCTGGATGGGAAATACATAAGTTACCTCATTATAAACCAAAAGATGTTTGGCGATATCATAGACTATGGGAAGATGTTAGTTTTAAATTAGTTAATGAAGCTGAACAAGAAGCAGTAGATTTTATAAAACAATATTTAACACATTGGGTAGGTAATAGTGAAGAAACAACGTTTGAGGTTAATATGCTACATATTAATCCAACGACAGTTATAACCAGTCATGTAAATGACGAAGTTACAAAACTGTTAAATAAGAATAATATTGAAGTAATACATTGTCCTTTAAGACACAAATATTTTTGGGATGGTGGAAGTCATTGTGTTACTTTTGATTTAGATAGAACAAGCAACGCTGATGATCTTTTTAATAGAAAAGAAGATCTTAATTTTGGCGACCTATGGAAGGAATAGTTATGTACGAATACAGAGCAACTATATTGAAAGTGGTAGATGGTGATACAGTAGATGTAGACATTGACTTAGGCTTTGGAATATGGCAAAGAAATGAACGTGTTAGAATTATGGGGATCGATACGCCAGAATCAAGAACATCAGATGACGAAGAAAAAGTATTTGGGTTGGCGGCTAAGAAAAGATTAACAGAATTACTACAAGAACATACAATATTAGTAACCGAAGTAAACAAACACGGAGAAGATATGAAAGGTAAGTTTGGTAGAATTCTAGGAGATTTTAAAACAGATAGTGGCACAAAAGTCACAGAAGTTTTAATCAATGAAGGTCATGCTGTAGCATATTTTGGTGGTGCTAAAGAAGATGTACAAAAGCAACACATGATTAACAGAGAACGACTTCTCAAGGAAGGCGTAGTAAAACGTTAAATGTTAAAAGCTCTATTTAAAAAATTAGGCCGATATCATGAAGTGTTTGATAAAAGAACAGGAAAAGTTATACTTGAACGTTGGGAAATATTTCTAAAAACAAGGGTTGACAGCTTTCCGTTTAATGCTTTCCTACATAAATTTTATGGTGACGATGAAGAAGACTTTCATAACCACCCTTGGAATTATACAACTGTAGTTTTGATGGGAGGTTATTACGAGGAGTTCTTAGACGGGTCTAAGATATGGAGAGGTGTAGGACATTATAGACATAAACAAGCTGAAGACTTTCATAGGATATCATTAAAACCAGGAACAACAGCTTTAACTTTGTTTATGCCAGGTAAACTTAGACGAGAAGGTGAATGGCATTTTAAAAAGAAAGACGGCACTTTAGAATCATTTAGAACTTATAAATCTAAGTATGGTTATACAACTAATTTTGATGATAGAGGAATTAACACGGATAAAGAAAAATGAGAGCTGACTTTTTACATGAGCTAGACTTAATTTATAATAACGAGAAATTAAAAGACGAAGTTAAAAATATAGAATTCGAACCATATTTTAAAGATAACCCAAATACCGATAGTTGGTTTGCTGGTCCTAAATCTTGGTTGTATGCTGATATACCAGATAAGCCAAATACAGAAATTGATAGTGTTCGTAAACAATTAAAAGAACTACTAGGAACTAATAATGTTATATTTGCTGTTATAAAGCAAAAAGCAAATACATCAGTACCTGTACATTCAGATAAGTCAGCACACAAATATCAAGGTTCGCAACAAATAAAATGTGCTGTAAACATTCAATTAAATGATCCAGTTGGTCCTATAAACTTTCCAGCTTATGGTCTTACAAATTATAAATGTGCTTTGTTAAATGTTTTTCAAGAGCATGGTGTTCCTGTTTTTGAAAATGATAGACTGTTTATAAAATTTAAAATTTTAGATATTTCTTATCAAGAAGCCCTCGACAATTATTTAAAAAATAAAAAATGAAAGTAGCTATAGTTTTTACAGGACAGTTACGATATATGGATTGGTGCTACCAATGGTGGAAAAGTGTAGCTGAAGAAAGTGAACATGACATTGATTTTTTTAGTAGTTCATGGGCTTATAGTACCTCACATAGTAATAATATTTCATTCGCCAATTCAGCTAATAGGATTCGTTTAGAAAAATTATATGATGGAAATTTAGAAAAATATTTTGATGACGTTAAGTTTATATTTTCAGAACCTGCTGAATTACAAAAATATTTTAAATTCCACAAAGAACTCAACGAGTATCTTACACCACCAGAAGGTACATTAGGCTATTCTCCAGAACAAGCATTTATAAAATTTCAATATTATTTTGGAAGATTATATCATCTTAGTCAAGCAGTGAATCAATTTGATTTATCTAAGTACGATAAACTTGTACATTCGAGGTGGGATTGTTTAGTTAAGCCAAAACACTTCGATCGTTTCATAGATAAAGGATGGAGATTTTCAGCAGTAGTTAAAGACCCTGATCCAATTAACCCATCAAAACTTTTACATTCAAATGATTTTTTATATAGTGGTGATACTAAAGATTTTATTAAAAATTATAAAGATCCGTATAGAGAAATTCATTTCTTATGTGATAAGGCAAAAGAAATAAAACAAACTGACTGGATTACAGGTAGCAAGTATATAATTGGGCATTGTTTATTTGTAAATCATATAAATGATAGATGTAGAGTTATTCATAATATCAAAGCAGATTCCACGTTATTTAGGAATTACGAATTGCCGTTTAAATACGACAATAAAACATTTGAGTCAGCATTGTATATCTATGGTGTTGATATTGACCATATTAGAGATAAACGGCTTAAAAAGAACAAAGTATTTCAGTAAATACCAACGGCTCTGTAGCTCAGTTGGTTAGAGCGTTGGACTCATAAGCCAAAGGTCGCAAGTTCGATTCTTGCCAGAGCTACCAATAAAATAATACTTGACAAAATACTAAAATTATAGTATTATAATATACTAATGAAAGGTTTATGAACGAATTAAAATTGTTTATATATTTTTGGATAATTATAATCGCAACCTGCTTATTGTTAGGTTGGCACAATGGAGTATTATTATGAGAAAACTATTCGGCGGTTTAGTATTATTACTTTTTTGTAATATCGCATTTAGTTCTGTAGCTACAGAAATAGAACCCAAATATAAGCCAGGATTAATGAAAATAGATAATTCATCTGACATTTATTGTTTGGCACAAAACATTTATCATGAAGCAAAATCAGAAAGTACAGTAGGTCAAGTTGCTGTTGGTTTGGTTGTAATGAATCGCGTAAGAGATATCAGATATCCAGATAATGTATGTGATGTTGTTTATCAAGGACCAGTTAGAGAAAGCTGGAAAACAAAACAAACACCAGAAGATGATGCTGTATATTATCCTATCAAAAACAAGTGTCAATTTAGTTGGTATTGTGATGGGAAAGCAGATACAATATTTGAAGATTTAGCATGGGCCAAAGCACAGGAGTTAGCATGGAGAATAATAGTATTAAATTCTTATGTTGGATTAGTTGAAGGCGCTACTCATTATCATGCTTTTTATGTATCTCCTGGATGGAGTAGAGAGTTTCATTTAGTTGGTCGTGTAGACGATCATTTATTTTATAGAACGTCAGAGTAAGATAAGTAATAGTATGCTTATCATTGAAGTTACAGACCCGGAATCGGTTGATATAAAACCATTAGCTAGAGAAATTAGAGGAACTCAAACCTTTAAACAGATAGCTAATTTAGTTACAAAACATCTTCCAATGACCACTGTTAAAATTCATAAAAATGAAAAAATCGTCTCTGGGGAGATGAATATTTCAGCTAGTTACAATCCAGATGATGACGAAGAGGGCGGTTCAACACCGATTAATATTGATTTAATTTTTAGCAGTAAAGATACTGATAGTGTTGAATGGACTAAACAAGGTAGGAAATTTTTCTTATTTAAATTAAGAGATGCTATGAAACATGAATTGTTACATATGAAACAGCATAGAATAAGAAATTTTCACCCAGGTAGAGATGGATATGTAAGTGATAAAGGCACAGAATATGAGTACATGAGTCGTCCTGATGAGATTGAAGCTTATGCTATGAACATAGCAGACGAGTTAACAAGACACGTTGGCAATAAAGGTGCTTATAAATTAATACGAATGGCCGGCAAAACAGCTTCATTCAAAGACGAACTCGGACATTATCTAAGTCCAGACCTTATGGCATACTTTGCCTTATTTAATTGGGACGCTAGTCATCCAGTTATTAAGAAACTGTTGAAAAAAATCTATATATATTTACAGCGTCAATCCTAAAAAAAGGTTGACTTTTGTACCTTATATCCTGTATAATACAACTATGAATAACAGCATTCAAGATAGTGTAGTTTCCCTTCTTCCTCCTCGTCGTAAGACTACACCATCCGGTTGGACAAGTTTTAATGCTCCTTGTTGTATTCATAATGGCGAAAGCCAAGACAAACGGGGAAGAGGTGGTATCATTACACAAGGGGATGGTTCCATCTCTTACCATTGTTTTAATTGTGGATTCAAAACAGGTTGGAAACCTGGAGGACATCTTGGATATAAGATGAGAAGGTTACTTACTTGGTTAGGATCTAATGATAATGAAATACAAAGGTTAGTAATTGAAGCAGTAAGAATTAAAGACGAAGTTGGAGTACTTACAGAAATTCAACATGATGTTGATGTTGACTTTGATGCTTATGTATTGCCTGAGGGTAGTTTAGAGTTACCACATTGGCAAGATCGGTTAAATCAAGAAGACATAGAGCCATTCACAGAATGCTGTAAATACTTACTAGATAGAGATCCTGATTATGATTGGCCAACATATTGGTCAAACACAACATTAATGAAGCATAGGGTTATTATACCTTTTATGTGGAGAGGTAATATTGTTGGGTATGCCGCAAGGGCAATAGTTGATACTATTAAGCCAAAATATATGGCACACAGACCTGCTGGATATGTTTTTAATAGTGATAGACAAACAGATAGCAGAGAGTGTATAATAGTAGTCGAAGGTGTATTTGATGCTATAGCAATTGATGGTGTTGGTGTACTAGGAAGTAATATTAACGAATCACAGGCTGATATAATTGATAGTATCGGAAAAGAAGTAATAGTAGTGCCAGATAAAGATAAAGTAGGAGAACAATTAATAGATAGTGCTTTAGAGTATGGTTGGTCAGTTAGTTTCCCAGACTGGCATAGTGAAGTAAAAGATGTAAGTGATGCTGTATTAAAGTATGGAAAACTTTTTACATTAACTAGTATTATAGAAGCAAAACAAAGTAATAAATTAAAAATAGAATTAGCAAGGAAGAAACTTGGACAACGAAACTAAAATCACAGAATATACAATAGAAATTCAAAAACTATTTTTAGAGATGATGTTGAATGATGCTCAAAGTTTCGTTAGAATACAAAATATCTTTAATGCTGAAAACTTTGATCGCAGTTTAAGAAAAGCGGCACACTTTATTTTTGATCATACAGATAAACAATCAACAATGCCAACACTTAAACAAGTAAACGATACTTGTGGCACAAATCTAAAAGAAGTTCCAGATTTAAATGATGGACATTACAATTGGTTCTTTGATGAGTTTGAAAATTTTACAAGACGACAAGAATTAGAAAGAGCAATTTTAAAAAGTGCTGATCATTTAGAAAAAGGCAATTATGGTCCAGTTGAAAAATTAATTAAAGATGCTGTACAAGTAAGTTTAACAAGAGACCTTGGTATAGATTATTTTGAAAATCCTAAAGAGAGGTTGTTAGCATTAAAAGAAAACAATGGACAAGTTAGTACAGGTTGGCCAACATTAGATAAAAAATTATTTGGTGGAATGAGTAAAGGTGAACTTAACATATTCGCTGGAGGTAGTGGAAGTGGTAAAAGTTTGTTTTTACAAAATATGGCTTGTAACTGGATATTAAAAGGATTAAACGGAGTTTATATTACTTTAGAGTTAAGTGAAAATCTATCATCAATGAGAATTGATAGTATGCTTACAGAGATTCCAAGCAATCAAATTTTTAAAGACTTAGATGGTTTAGATTTAAAAGTTAAGATGGTAGGTAAAAATTCAGGCAGTTTAAGAATAAAATATATGCCAGCACAAAGTACAATTAATGATATTAGGGCATATTGTAAAGAATTACAAATTAAAACAAATAACAAAATAGATTTTATGTTAGTTGATTATTTAGATTTGTTAACACCTGTTAGTGTTAAAGTAAGTCCAAATGATCAATATATTAAAGACAAATATGTTAGTGAAGAATTAAGAAATTTATCAAAAGAACTTAATGTAATATTTGTAACAGCTTCTCAATTGAATAGAGGAGCAGTAGAAGAAATTGAATTTGATCATAGTCATATAGCTGGAGGTATTAGTAAAATTAATACAGCAGATAATGTATTTGGTATTTTTACAAGTAGGGCTATGAGAGAACGAGGAAAATATCAATTACAACTTATGAAAACTAGAAGTAGTTCAGGAGTTGGACAAAAAGTAGAATTAGGATTTGATATTCATAGTTTAAGAATTACAGATTTAGGTGAAGGACATCAACCAGAACAATATACTAGTGATGTTGTAGAAAAGATAAAAACTAGATCTACAGTAGGCGAGATGGAGTCTAGTACTACAGAAGAACCAAAAGTTACAGCAGAAGGCATGAATAAGGCCTTAAAAAATATGCTTAATAACTTAGAATAAGGCGGTAAATATATGATGCTCTTCGGACTTTTTATTATGTTGGTGGCTCTGTCAATTTCAGGGGTCGCCGCTTATTACAGTATAATAGGTTTAACAGCCATTTTCGCCGCGGCAGTAGTACCAGTAATTATTATGGGTGCTGTCTTAGAAGTTGGTAAAATCGTAACTACTGTATGGCTCCATCAGTATTGGTTCTCGGCCAAGCGGTGGATGAAGACCTATCTAGCGGCCGCAGTATTAATCATAATGTTTATTACAAGTATGGGAATCTTTGGATTCTTATCTAAAGCTCATATTGAACAAACAGCACAAAGCGAAGAGAATCAATCACAATTAGTAAGAATTGAATCTGAAATAGAACGTTTTGAAACTATTATTACTAGGGCAGAACAAAAGATCGTTGAAGCTGAAAATCAAGATGATGATACAGATTCTAGAATACAATCTCAAATAGCCACAGAAGAAGAACGTATTAATAATGCTTATGCTAGACAACAACCTGCTATTGATCAACAACAATTAATTATTGATCAAGAATTAGGTAGAGTTAACGAAGCATTTGAAAGAATACAACCTGCTATTGATGAGCAAAATGCTATTATTGAAAGAGAAGAGCAGAAACTAGCAGATAGTATTCAACCGTACTTAGATGAAATAGAAGTAATAGACGAGAAGATGAACAAGTTAGAAACTTGGCCAGCTGAAGGTAAAATTAATGAACTACAATCATTAATTGGTGTTAAAGTAGATGGTAAGTTTGGTTATAATACTAGAACCCAATTAACTAAATTCAAAAAAGATTTAACAGATAGACGTTTAGAAGTATTAGCAAAAATAGATAAGATTAAAGATGATAATAAGTTTAACTATGCTATTGTTCAAGCAAATAAAGAAAAGCAACGTTTAAGAGAAACAGCAGAATCTCAACAGGCTAATACAGGTGTTGATAATGATATTATAAACAATGCTAGGGAAGAAATTAAACGTTTACGTGGTGTAGCAGAACAAGAAATTGCTAATGCTAATGAAGTTATTAATCGATTACGTTCTCAATTAGGACAAGGTACAACAGATGCTAATGAAGTTATAATTGAAGAACAATTACAAAAGATTAAAAATTCAAATGATCAAATAGACATATTAATTGATGAAAAATTTGATATTGAAAAAGAATACCGTAAACTAGAAGCAGATGTTGGACCAATTAAATATATTGCTGAATTTGTTTACGGACAAGAAGCAGATGCCGATTTATTAGAACGAGCAGTACGTTGGGTTATTATTGTTATCGTTATAGTATTCGACCCACTTGCTATTATGTTGGTGTTAGCAGGTGTTCAAACAATAAGTTGGGCGAGAGAAAGAAAAGGTCACCCACCTTTTAGACCAGGACCACCAACACCGGTGACAACAACACCATTAAAAAAAAGAGCAAACGACAGAGAGAAGGAACTTGAAATGAAAATACAAGAGCATACTAACCTTCTGCTACAGTTAGAAGAACAACTTGACGGAGCAATAGCAAGTGGTAAAATGACTAAAGCAGAGTTGGCTTCACTTCAGAAAGAGTACGACGATCTTGATAAAGAAAAGTCAAAGTTAGAAAAGGAATATTCCGTCCTTCAAAAAAAAAGGACGAAATTAGCGAGTTAACTGAAAAATCTATTGCTACTATCTCTAAACTCGAAGCCGATAATGAAAAACTTAAATTACAAGTAAACGAGTTAGAAAACAAACCTCCCGAAGAAGTAGAAGTCATTAAAGAAGTTGAAGTTGAAAAAATCATTAAAGACACTACTGGTATCGACTCACTTAATAAAGATATTATAAACTTACAAACTCAAGTAGCAAGTAGAGACCAAGCTATTGAGCGAATAAGCAAAAAATATGATCTTATTGATAAAAATGCTAAAGCAAAAATAAAAGAGGAAGAAGAAAACCTTGGAGCAAAAGCAACTTTTGGAGAGAACTTACCACTTGATCCTGAGAAGGGTCAATTACATACATTAACAAATGTATACCCACATGAACTTAAGAAGTGGAATGGTAATAAATGGATTGATGTTGATAAAGATGGTACAACAGCATATCTAACATCAGACTATATCAAACATTTAGTAGATCAATTAGCACGAAGTGATAAAGATGTTGACGATTTAAGTGTTGATGAAAAAGAAGCAGTATCAAATTATTTAACAAGGAGAGACGTACTTGGACAATAACGTAACAGTAGTAACAGAGCCTGATTACTGGTTTGGTAAACCTGAGAGTGTATTTCTTTTAGGTTGCGATAACTGGACAGTTGAACAATTTATTAAAGAGCTACCAAAGTTTGGTGAGTATAGTTTACACATTGGCGAAAACAATAGTAAATTAGATTGGATAGTTAATACAGCAACTAGGTCTACTGTAACAATAGTAAGTAATGAATATGCTAATAAAGTGGTATTAGGTTACTTATTATCATTTCCAAAGGTATGGTGGTGTGACGATATCCACCATGATGAGAACTATGAACCGTTAAATACTAAAAAGCTAACAGTACCAGTTGACTGGTTGTTAAAGAAACGACTATCGAAAGAGAAGGCATTAGATGACTAAAATTGAAGAACTACCACAGGTTCATCGCTGTAACTTTTGCGGTAAAGAAAAAGGACAAGTATATAAAATTATAATTGCTGACGACGTTGGTATATGTGATGAATGTATAGCACTATGTAATAAAGTCTTGAATGATGAAAAATCTAAAGCAGGACTTAAACAATTAAAACCAAAAACAGCAAAAGAAATTGTTGCCTTTTTAAACAACACAATGGTTGGACAAGATAAAGCAAAACGTCATATGGCTGTTGGTGTAGTTAATCATTACAAGCGTTTGATGTTTGATCAAGCTGGCGAAGTTGAAAAAAATAATCAACTAATAATAGGTCCAACAGGTAGTGGTAAAACTTTTATGGCAAAGCAAATAGCCAAGTTTTTAGATGTACCTATTGTAATTGCTGATGCTACAAGTTTAACAGAAAGTGGTTATGTTGGTGACGATGTTGAAAGTATTATTAGCTCATTATTATTAAAAGTAGATTTTAATGTTGCTAGAGCAGAACAAGGTATTATATTTTTAGATGAGATTGACAAAATAGGTCGTAAAGGCGAGAATGTCTCAATTACTAGAGACGTATCAGGCGAGGGTGTACAACAAGCATTATTGAAACTTGTTGAAGGTACTAAAGTTAGAGTAGCACCGCAAGGTGGAAGGAAACACCCACAACAAGAAATGCTAGAAGTTGATACTAGTAAGATTTTGTTTATTGGAAGTGGAGCATTTGTTGGATTGGATAAAACTAGAACAAACTCAATTGGGTTTAATAGTGATGGTAAAATTGACAGAAAAATGATTACCAGTGATTTGGTTAATTTTGGAATGATCCCAGAATTTGTTGGAAGATTCCCAGTTGTAGTCCAAACTAAAGAATTAACTAAACCTGAATTAAAGCAAATATTATCCAAGGTGGATAATAATCTTATTGATCAAACCCGATTTTATTTCAATGTTGATGAAGTTCAATTGGAATTTTCGGATAAAGCACTTGACAAGATCGTGGATCTTGCGTTACAATATAAGGTAGGTGCTAGAGCATTAAAAGGTATTTTGGAAAGTACATTACTAGAATACTATTATGAACTAGATCAATTAAAAGGTAAAAAAGTAACAATTAACGAAACAGACGTACAGGAGGTATAATGTTTGTAGGTAATAGAGGCGGGTATAGAAATTTCCAAATCAAAAGAGATAAAGTAGACTCTTACGGAAAAGGTGGACTAACAGTTGAAGTCCGTAACAATGATGTCAACAAGGCATTAAGAAAACTTAAAAAGAAACTTCAAGCTGAAGGAACTTTACAAGAAGTTAGAGATAGACAATATTTTGTCAAACCAAGTGAGAAGAGAAGGCTAGCCAAAAAAGCAGGACGTAATCGTTGGTTAAAAAAGCAACGTGAAAGTGAAATGGCTTGGGGACAATCTAAAAAGAGAATGTATTAAGGTGATTAACAGTGGCACAGAAAAATACTGTATACATTTCAGGTTGTAGTAATAGCCACTTTCATTATTTAAACGATTATAAACATAGTTGGACAACTCAGTTAGGGTTTTCTAAAGTTTATAATCATGCCATTTGTGGCAGTTCAAATGATTTTATTACTAGACGAGCAATAGATTTCTGTAGCAGACATAAACCTGAACTTGTTATTATCCAATGGACACAATTACCTAGATGGGAAACAATAGGTCCACCAGAAGGATCTAGTGAATTTTATTTTGAAGATCATACATATCCTGATTACAATTATTTAAATGCTGTAGTACAAGAAAGTGTAAATTCGTTTAAATGGTTTGAGCAATTCAAACCAGATTTTTATGCTAGTGCTCCATATGGCAATTGGTTAAAAGAAAGTAAACATAAAGCATTTATAACTGTAGAAGATGCTACTACAAGTTTATTTGGATTAATTAAAAATGCTTATATACTTCAAACTTATTTTAAAGAAAATAATCAGCAGTATCTTTTTGTTAACGGCGGTGACTGGTTACATTCGGAAGCATTTGGGTATCCGGGAGATTGGGGTTCTTGGTATCCTTTAGATTTTATAGAAAAAGTTACAGACGGTCCAATTACTACAATTCAATCTTTAGCAAGTAAAATAGATAAAACACGTTGGCCTAATATTAATATTATGAAAGATATTCTTGACACAGGTACTGATAATGAACACCCCGGACGTCTTTCAAATAAGGCTTTCGCAGAGAAAATAAAAGAATATGTTGATAATAGGAAATAACAATTTAGTTAATACTAGTCACTTAGGTGAGGGGCATTGGATATTTCAAGTAGCTGATCATTATAAAGAAACACCCAAAGTTTTAACAACAGAATCAGTAGAAGAAACATATCAACAATTTATTAAACTTCAAAAACATGAAGAGAATATCATAATCACAATACCCGATTTGGTTCATCAAAAAATAGGTAACTTTGTTTACAGTTGGGATAATGAAGAATACTTGGATATTAACCACACTAGAAGAAGGGATATGTTACTAATGACACATACACCCGACACTATGGTAAACCACAATTTAACCTACATTAATAGCATTAAATTAATAAGAAAAGACGCTAAAATCGTCACAGAGTGGGCTCAAATAAGCCCGTGTGTGGCTGAAGAGCTGACAGGTGCTACAACTACACCATATTATAGTAAAAAGGCGTTATCTGACCAGTTTATTCGGTGGTGTAATATACATAATGCTGATATATCCAAGCATACGGAGTTAGATAAGCTAGTTAATGCCTGTGGTTATTATAATAGTGATTATACCTATAATCAAGAAGGAAATAACAAGATATTTGGTCTAATTACCGCCAAAAATGGTTGACAAGCTGGCCAATTGATGCTATAATAGTAGTTTAAATTAACTAAATGTGGAGTGCCAATGCCATTATTTCGTAAAACAGGTTACAAAGACGACGAGTACGGACCTGGGTATAAACAAACAAGAATGTATATTCAGTTTGGTAATATTGAAGATAGCCAAGACAATCCCCACCCACTAGATACTGTCAAAACAGACGATGGAGAAATCGTAAAAGTTACCCTAGAACAGGCAACTAAGATGAAAGCGTTGGAAATGGCTTTCAAAAAGCCTATGGATAGGATAAAGTTTGCTGATGAAATCCAATATAGTGAAGGATTGAATAAGTGGTTAAATTCAGCAGTATTATCACTGGTCAGTACTACTACCAAATTTGAGGATAATTCAATTTATTCTTAAATAGAGCAACTTTCCCAGGGGACTTTTGAGCTCTAAAAAAACTAAAGTCCCACACTATTCCAAATCCCCCTTAATTGGGGGATTTTTTTGGATTTATTTCCAAAAAAGACTTGACTTTTTACCATTAATGCTTATATAATATAGTATACATAGGTAAAGAATTGCTTATGTATAAATAAGAGTGTACGCCGAATGTTCGGGTACAAAGTTAACTTGCTTAATATAAGGAGAAAACAATGACAAACGCAAGACTATCTATCTTTAATCAACTTAAACCATTCACAGTAGGATTCGACGATATGTTCAATCATTTTGAACAGTTGACTGAATTCCCTCAAGTGAATTTCCCACCTTACAATATCGTAAAAACAGGTGACTTCACATATGATATCGAAATGGCTTTAGCCGGATTTGGCAAAAAAGACATTGAAGTAAAATATGCTGATAATAACTTAACTGTTAAATCAGTTCAATCTGATAAATCAGAAGAGGACCCAAGTGTCATACATAGAGGAATTTCTAAAAGACAGTTTACTAGATCTTTTACTATTTCCGAAGATGTAGTGGTAAATGGGGCTGAGTTAAAGGATGGATTACTGAAAGTTTCATTGGAGAAAATTGTTCCTGAGGCCAAAAAGCCAAGAACAATTAGTATCAAGTAATTCCAAAAGTTAAATTAAAGGCAGGGTGGTCTTTTCGGATTTAATCCTGCCTTTTTTCTTGACATTCGACACATAATCAGTTATAATAACATATTAAAGAGTGAGGATAAACATGGCTGACACAGACATTAAAGAAAAAGTAAAAGTAGAGCAACGCCAAAAAATCAAAGAACCTGGATTATATAAAGTTATCTATATAAATGACGAACTTACTACAATGGAGTTTGTTATTGAAACACTTCTAGATATTTTTGGTTATACACCACAAGGTGCTGAAGAGATTACAGTAAAAATTCATGATAATGGATCGGCGGTTGTAGCAGTTTTGCCATTTGAACTTGCTGAACAAAAAGGTATTGAGGTTACAGTCTTAGCAAGAGGCAGAGGCTTCCCATTACAAGTAAAAGTAGAACCGGAGTAAAAATGTCAATTCATGCTATGATAGATTTAGAGACTTTAGGCACTGATCCTAATAGTGTTATAATTTCTTTAGGTGCTATTAAATTTAATCCACATACAGATGTTGAACCTGATGGTGGATTATATATTAAACCAGACATTGATGAGCAACAAGATTTAGGTCGTACTATAAATGACGACACTCTCGAATGGTGGGGTCGACAAGATTCTAAAGTACGAGATGAAGCTCTCTCAGATGAGGGTCGCAGTACATTAGAAGATATGACTAATCAACTTAATAAATTTTTAGTTGGTGTAGATTATATATGGGCTCAAGGTCCTGCTTTTGATATTGTTATGTTAGAAGACTTATATAAAAATATGAAATTACCAACACCGTGGAACTTTTGGCAAATACGAGATTCAAGAACGTTGTTTAGTTTAATGCCTATTGATCCAAGAAAAGAAATACAACAAGACTTACATAATGCTTTAGCTGATGCTTATTATCAAAGTGTATGTGTCCAAAAGACATATAAAGCATTAGGAATTAAAGGTAACTAATTATGGTGATAGGTTTCACTTGCTCAACATTTGATTTACTTCACGCCGGACATATTGAAATGTTACGAGAAGCTAAAAGTACTTGTGATCATTTGATTGTAGGTTTACAAGTAGACCCAAGTATTGATAGGTCAGAAAAAAATACACCAATACAAAGTTTAGTAGAAAGGTATTCCCAATTAAATGCTGTAAAGTATGTTGATGAAATAGTACCATACCAAACTGAAAAAGATTTAGAAGATATTTTATCTATGTATCCAATTAATATTAGAATACTAGGCGAAGAATATAGAACAAAAGATTTTACAGGAAAAGAAATTTGTAAAAGCAGAGATATTCAAATTCATTTTAATTCAAGAGATCATAGGTTTAGCACAACTGATTTACGAACAAGGATAAATGAAAGATGAGAATCGAACCAGATATTAAATTAGATTTTAATAGTGTATTGCTAAGACCAAAAAGAAGTGTACTAGGTTCAAGAAAAGACGTAGAACTTACAAGAGAGTTTACATTTAAGAGTCATAACAAGTATAATGGTGTTCCTATTATGGCAAGTAATATGGATGGTGTTGGCACAATGGAAATGGCTGATACATTAGCAGAGCAAAAAGTTTTTACTTGTTTAGTTAAAATGTATTCAGCAGAAGAATTAATAGACTTTTTTGATTCTCCTGCTAGAACAGAATATGTTGCTATGAGTATTGGTATCTTAGATCCAGACTTAAACAAGTTTAAAGAAGTATACGACAAAGTAGATGAAAAATTAAAATATGTTTGTATTGATGTAGCAAACGGTTATTCAGAAAGGTTTTTAGATTTCATTTCAACTTTTAGAAAAAAATTTCCACAAATTGTTATTATTGCTGGTAATGTAGTTACAGCAGATCAGACACAAGAATTAATATTAAATGGTGCTGATATTGTTAAAGTTGGTATTGGTCCTGGAAGTGTTTGTACTACTAGGCTTAAAACTGGCGTAGGCTATCCGCAACTTTCAGCAGTCTTTGAATGTGCCGATGCGGCACATGGTTTAGGAGGACATATTATTGCTGATGGTGGCTGTATTTGTCCAGGAGATGTTGTTAAGGCTTTTGCCGGAGGTGCTGATTTTATTATGCTTGGTGGTATGTTAGCAGGGCATGATGAGGGCGGCGGAGAAATAATTACTAAACAATATCTTACAAATGAAGTTGGTGTAACAGAAGAAAAACAGTTTGTAAAATTTTATGGCATGAGTTCTAGGTCAGCAAATGAACTTCATTTTGGTGGACTAAAACAATATCGCAGTAGTGAAGGTAGAACAGTACTAGTTGAATATAAAGGTGCTGTAGGAGATACGATTCAAGATATACTTGGCGGTGTTAGAAGTGCCTGTACCTATGTTGGAGCAAATAGATTAAAACAACTTTCTAAGTGTGCTACATTTATACAAGTATCAAATCAGTTAAACACGGTTTATGAAAGTACAACAATAGGTGAATAATGTTTCCGTATATAGGTGGTAAGAAACTTCATAGTAGATGGATTGATCCATTATTTCCAAGCGAATGTAAAACGTATGTAGAAGTATTCGGTGGAGCCATGTGGCTATACTGGATGAGTGGTAAGTTTCCTGTTGACACAAATGTTTATAATGATTTTAATAGACATTTGGCAAATGTATTTTTATGTAGCAGTACAGATCCAGTAAAGATGGAACAAACTTGTAAAAGCTATTATAAAGATATAAAAGATGCTGATAAGTTCTTAGAATACAGAGATGAAGTATTTGCTATTTACGGTCAGCAGTTCCCCATACCAGATTATGACTTGGCGGCAAAATATATGTTATTACAGTTACAGATATTTGCTGGAGGAGTTGGTTTAACACCTAAGTCTAGAATATATAAAACAAATTACAAAGATAAATTTAAAACTTGGACAGAAAAATTTCAGCAAGTAAGATATTTAGATAAACTAAAACATCTTACAGTAGAAAATGTTGATTGTAGAGATTTAATTAGAAAATATGATAGTGCTGATACATTTTTTTATATTGACCCACCTTATTTTAAACTTGAAAGTTATTACACTGAAGATGAATTTAATAAACTAGATCATTTAGAGTTATTAGAACAACTTAAAACTACAAAAGGTAAATGGGCTTTAAGTTATTACTATTTTAATGAGCTTGAAAGTATGCTACCACGTGATAAGTTTCACTGGCACGAAGAAGTAACATTTACAAGAAATGGATTATTAAAACAAGAAGGTGCCTTAACAAAAACTGGTGAACCAGCCGATGGTATAAGACCAGAACGTACAGAGTTATTAATTATGAACTATAATCCCCAAGATGTTATAGAACCAATAAATAATTTTGATGAACTCTTTACAAATGATTGATCCAAGTAACTTTATTGTTGGCCCTGATTGGGATAGACGAGTAATCAATGTTAAAATTCCTAAAGATATCGACGAAGTAGGTTTACTTGTATCTGGTGGTATGGATAGCGCCATTTTATTATATTGCTTATTGAAATTTAACCCAGAAAAAAGAATTAAAACGTTTTGTGTTCCGCGGTTGGCAGACGATGCCGAGACTCATTCTAAAAACGTACATAAAAAGATTCGTAAATTATTACCATATAGTAGATTAGATGATCCTGAATTAATTGGAGAACCGACTGACAATGATAGTGTACCTGCTACTAGACTTTTAATACAATCTGAAAGATTCAAATTAATATATGATGGGCTGAATCATCAAGTACCACTAGGGTTTAATTTTGGGCTCCCCGAACGTCATTTAGTTGATTATGCTAGGGGTTCTAGACCATGGCGAATGGACCCTGAAGTAATAGGCCATGACAAAATTATATGCCCGTTGTTGCCTCTTTACAAGTATCATATTATAGATATGTACTATAAATTAGATGCTGAAGAGCTCATATTACCAACCCATAGCTGTACAGACGAAAGAGTAGGAAGGTGTTTTTCACATTATAATACCGATGCTCATGAGCTTGTTAATAACTGTATGTGGTGCTGTGAACGTGCCTGGGGTTTCGAGCAGTTAAACCGTACAGATCCCGGAACATCTTAAAAAATTTTATCTTCTATCCTTAGCTTTTAGCTTGTAAATATTATAAATAAGATTATAATAAGTGTAAAATCAATCAATCGGAGTGAGTTAAGATTATGAATAGAATTTTTTTAATACTGTCAATATACATCATTTATAACTTCTTTTCTATACCAGCTAACGCGAGTGAGCTGACTTATAAGTTTGGTAGCCCTTCCTTCAGTGGAGAAGGACAATCATCTCATTATTTGACTATTGAAAACATAGAAAAGACTAGAAAAGATGCCATTGAGGCAAAGAAAAGAGCTGACGCGAAGCTTTTAGAAGATGAAATCAAGGCTACAGCGTTTGCTAAATTCAAAGCAAATCTAGAAGCAAGATTTTACACAGCTTTGGCTAAACAAATTACAGATAACGTATTTGGATCAGACGGAAACCAACAAGATTCAGGAACATTTACAGGAACAAATGGTGAAACAGTTGTTTGGACTACACCTTCAGGTACAGGTAATGTTGTAGTAACAGTAACAGAATCCGATGGTACAGTAACTACATTTACAATGCCTAAAGAGGATAACAGCTAACATGAATAAAATATATAGAATACTTTCGATGCTTTTATTAGTTGGCTTCGTGGCAGGTTGTGCCGCGACAGCTGAAAGATGGGATCACAAAGTTCAAAAACCAGCTTTTTCTGAACTAGAAACTATAACACAACCAGAAGGAGCACCAATTATTATTGCTGTTTACGATTTTGGTGATATGACTGGACAAAAGAAGCCAGGCGGTAACTATGCTTCGATGTCAAGTGCTGTAACACAAGGTTCTTATCAAATACTAATTAAAGCATTACAAGATGCTGGAAAAGGTAAATGGTTTAGGGTTGTTGAACGTCATAGTTTAGCATCTTTACTACAAGAACGTAAATTAATTAGAACTACAAGACAAATGGCAGATGGTGAGGATGCTCAACCATTGCCAGCATTACTATTCGCAGGTGCTTATATTACAGGCGGTGTAATAGGGTACGATAGCGATATTATATCAGGCGGATTTGGAGCAAGAGTATTAGGTATACAAGCTCACAAAGAATATAGACAAGATATTATGTCTATTATTTTACGTTTGATTAATGTACAAACAGGCGAAGTTATTATTTCTACTACTATTGAAAAAACTATATACTCATCAAGTACAGGTGGAGATGTATTTAGGTATGTTGATGCTGACACAATGTTAGTTGAAATTGAAGCCGGTTACGCCAGAAATGAGCCAGTAACTTATGCTGTAAGAAAATCTATTGAAGCAGGCGTTGTAGAATTAATTAAAGAAGGTGCGAAATTAGAGTTATGGAAGTTTGGACCTACTCAAGAAGAATTAGACGCTGAAGCAGAAGAATTACTTAGAATAGAATTAGAAAAGAAAGCGGCCGAAGAGGCGGCTCAAAAGGCGGCCGAAGAAGCTGAATGGAACGCCCTTGAAACAGAAGAAGAAACTGTCAAAGAAGAAGCAATAGAAACGGAAACATTAGAAGAAACACCTGTCGAAGAAGAAATAATTAATTCAGGAGATAGCGATGAAGACACTAGTGAGGATTCTTACATTAAGCCTATTGCTTATTATTTCCAGCACTAATCTTGTATTAGCAGATAGTAACGGAAATAACGTATACCTTTTAGTAGATGATACTTCTGGCGCAGGCGCTGGTGAAACAATTTACATAAAGCAAGACGGCACCGATAACTGGGTCGGTAATTCTACCAGTGATCAATTTGAAGTTACAGGTACAGGAAACTCTGTTTATATTAGACAGGTTGGATTTACTAATGACTTTTATCAATACTCTACATTTGATTGTACTAACTGTACACTAGACGTCAATATTAAAGGTAGTGACAACAGAATAAACTTAGATATGGACGACACCGGCGACACAGGTTGGTGGTTAGATGTTGATATCAGAGGTGGTGACAATATTGTTACTATTCAAGATTCTCCTAATGGCTCTGATGTAGCAAATCAAAATTACGACATTGATATCGACGGCAATGATAACGCCCTGTTATTTAAAACTGAAAACAATTCAGGTAGTGGACATCATTTATATGTTTATATCTATGGCGATGACAATTATGTAGATTACATGATGAATGACGGTGCCGATGGCATGAATACAACAGCCAATGCGGCTGTAGGACATTACAATTCACACAATCACGGAGCAGTTGCTGATGCTTCGTTGGCGTCAATTGACTTTTATATAATTGGATCTAGTAATTCTATAAAGACAGAAACAGGAGGAGATAGTAATTACTTGCTTATTGAGTTATTTAATGGATCGTCAAGCAATAGAATTGATTATACACCATCTGCTTATAGTGCCGGCTTTAATAGATTAATGCAAATAGGTGATTTAAATAAAATGTATTTACGAGTTAATGGTAGTACTAATAGAATTGGTGCTTACCAAGCCGGTGGTAACAATACTATGTATCTCAATGTTTATACATCAAATGCTACAGTTTATGCTTCACAAACAGGCGGTAGTAATACAGCTAACATAACAGTAAGTGGTGATAGCATATACGATTATACATTAAATTTCACTCAAGACGGTTCAGATACTTGTACATATTCTTTTGATAGAAGTTCACAATCAGGTGATGTAACAGCGACCGTGACAAACGGTTGCTAACATGAAAAGACTTTTTACCTTTATACTTTGTTTTATAATGTTTACTTCAACGTATGCTTGGGGTGGTCCTCAAGTGGGCGAAGTTAAACAAAAAATGGGTACAACTTGGGTAGAAAGAGATTTTGAAAATATAACAATTAACGATCCTGAGTTTCCATTGTACATGGATGACTTTTTACAAACAGGTGAAGACGGCGCCATGAATATTGAGTTTGTTGATGGTACAAAAGTTACAGTAGCACCTAATAGTGAAATGGTAATTGATGAGTTTGCCTTTGACACAACAGCAGTTCCTATAGAAGTAGCATTAGCGATAGCAGTTAACGTTGGTACATTTACATACGAAAGTGGTAGCATATCAAAATTAGGCGGTGAAGTTGCTATGGTTACACCATCAGCAGTTATAACAGTACAAGGTACAGCATTTTCAGGTACAGTAGATCCTAATGGTAAAACAACAATTACATTATTACCTGATAGTAATGGTAATGTAGGACAAGTTACAGTTAAAAATGATGCTGGATCATCAATGATTAGTACAGCATATTCAAGTGTTACAGTTCTATCAGATAACTTAATGCCTTCTCCTCCATCACCATTAGATAACAATGCTAAACAAGAATTATTTGATTTAGATACAAACGAAGAAGTTATCGAAGAGTTTGAGGAGCAATCTAATCCAACAAAAGTTAAAAAAATAGAAAATTTAAATGAAGAAGTAGAAATTGACAGTGAACTTGTACAAGATGAACAAGTTGAAGTTAAGGATAAAGAATTAGTACAAGATGAACAAGTTGATGATGCTAAAGAAATTGAACAAATCGAACAAAAAGAAGAAACTAAAGAACTTATACAAGAAGAACAAAAAGAAGAAGTTATAGAATTTGAAACACAAGAAGAAGTTAAAGTAGAGTTAGACACGTTCGAACAAAATGACGAAGTTCTTGACAAGATTGAAATAATAGAAGTAGAAACAAAAGACTTTAACGTAGAAGTAACAGATGAAGTTGCTTCAGACTTAGAAGAAAGTTTAATAAATGACAAAGCCACTATTGATTCTGATGTTAATTTTGATATAAAGGGCGATGATCAAGTTTTAGATACTACTGATATAGTTGAAATTATAATGACCAACGAGGATTTTATTACTTCAGATACAGTTCAAACAAAAGCAGTAACAGAAGATATAATTGTAGATGATTCAATTGACACAGAAGTTGATACATCATATTACGATCAATGGGACGATGAAGCCTACGATGACGAATATGGTTGGGTAGATGAAAACGATCAAGTAACTGTTTGGGACGCTTCAGGTGAAGTTAAAATGGATTACGAAGATAGTAAAAAGATGTGGGCTGAAATGGACCAAGCGTATTATGATGCTATAGGCTGTGAAAATAATTGTGATTGGGAAAGTATTGATTGGAATGATGTTGACTGGGATAGTGTTGATTGGGACGCTTTATACGAACAACAAGATGCCACAATGGCAAAATATGGATTAGATACTGATTGGAAAGATTATTCCGAGGATTGGGAAACAGATGATTCAATTGACGTTACAGATGACGTATTTGATGATGTCGAGAAGTTTGAAGGTGATGTAACAGAAGATACTACTCTAGATGTCTGGGCAGATGATGACCAAGAAATATTTGTTGACGAAGGAGTAGTAGAATACGAAGAAGCGTATAATGATTATTACTCACAAGACGGTCCACAATTACTGACAGGTAACGAAGATTGGTGTGATCCATCTTGGTGTACACAACAATACATTGATGAAACTAATGAATGGATACAAATGGATTGGGATCTAAATACAAAATACGATTCATGGACAAAAGAATCTAAACAATTATTTAAAGACTTATATTTAAATCCACAATGGTACGGTGATACTAAAGATGCTCCAAAACCTTGGACAATATCTGAAATAAAAAACAAGTACATAACAGAATGGGGTTGGGAAGAATGGGATATTTACTGGGAGGCTTTTTGGGAATGGGAACAGCAAGGTACATATGATAACTGGGAGGCAGAATACGAAGAATTAAGTATTGAAGAGGAATATTCATTTGAAACTACTGAAATCGATGAGTGGGAAATAGAGTATCTAGCAAGTCTTGACACAGAACCTGATTGTATCTATATGGGTTACTATTGGGATAAAGCAAATCAATCCTGTGGTACAGAATGGGTTGATAATAGTGGCGCAACAACTTTAGTAACAGCAAGTGGTGAAACAATTAACTATGAAACAGGTGACATAACACAAACAGTTACTACTACAGCTGGAGATGGTTCATCATCTTCCGTAACACAAACTGGTAGATATTCAACTTATGGTAATACAGGTAATGTTGACGCTTATGCCGGTGAAAACGGTTATAAAAGAATAGATAGAACTTATAGTAATCATAGAGCATATATAACGACCAATTCAATAGAAAATTTTGACGTTATGATTATACAAGAAGAAGAAACACAAGCAACAACAGCCGGTACAGCCGGTAGTAGAGCTACAATCACAATCATACAAATCAAGTAATTTAGACAAATAAGTATTGTATATGAACAGGATATTGACCAGTACCTGGGCAGTAGTCATAACAGTAATTTTGTTATTAGGGTTAAAAGCATATAACCCACCTCCACTACAAACCCTAGAGTTAAAAACGTTTGATTATTATCAAACTTTTGGCAATCAGTATGACTCTAAAAGTATCGTTCTGTTAGATATATCTGATTTAGCATTAGAGAAAAAAGGACAATGGCCTTGGAAGCGAGATCAATTAGGTCGTATAATTGTTAATGCTTATAAAAAAGGTGCTTCATTGGTTGTATTACAAGTTGTCTTTACACAAAAGGATAGACTTGGCGGTGATGAGATGTTCCTTAAGATGATATCAAAGTATCCTGTTATTTTAACAGAAACTAATGATGTTAAAAACCTAATAAGCATAGAACGTAAAGCATTAGCAATAGGTAATGTTGAAGTGCCTGTTGATATTGATGGTACAATAAGAAAATTGCCATTAGAAAATTCTATTCCTAAAGTTATAATGGACGTTATTAAGTTTCCTGTGCCTGATCAAGAGCATATATGGATTGACTTTAGACATCACATACCTAGAATAGATTATACAGACAAAGATTGGTCTTCTGTACAAGGTAAAATTGTATTCATTGGTACAACGTTTAAAGGTTCAACGTTTATTACAACACCTAATGGTCTTAAGAATACACATGAAGCAATGGCCATTAGTACAGAAACATTATTGTCTGGAAAGTACATTAGCAGACCTACTTGGATGCCTAACGTTGAGTGGGCATTTTTAATTACAAGTTGTTTAATCTTTTTATTATTAATACCACGTTTAGGTGTGCTATGGTCTGTTGTGCCTATAGTAATATATACTGGTATTTGTTTTTGGACAAGCTATTATGTATTCCAAACGTATTTGTATTTGATAAGTTGGATTGAACCTCTTATAATGGGTTCAATAGTATGGGCTCATTTGATATACAATAACTTTGCTAGAGAAAATAGATTAAAGTTACAAATTAAAAAACAATTTGAACATTATCTAGCTCCGGCACTTGTTAAAAAGCTCCAGAAAAATCCTAGTTTGTTAAAGTTAGGAGGCGATACAAGACAGTTAACTTTATTATTCTGTGATATAAGAGGTTTTACTCCTATATCAGAACAATTCAAAACCAATCCACAGGGTTTAACAGTACTTGTCAACAGGTTCTTAACGCCTATGACAGATATTATTATGAAGAACGAAGGTACTGTAGACAAATATATGGGTGATTGTATTATGGCTTTTTGGAATGCTCCATTAGATGTTGAACAACAAGCTGATAAGGCCGTAGATACCAGTCTTAGTATGTTAAAAGGATTAAAGGAGTTAAATACTCAGTTAATAGAAGAAAACAAGTTACCAATTAACATAGGTATTGGACTTAATACTGGTGATGTAGTTGTTGGTAATATGGGATCAGATCAAAGATTTGATTATAGTTGTTTAGGTGATGCTGTTAATTTAGCGGCAAGACTAGAAGGACAAACAAAAGGGTATGGCGTGAAAATATTATTTGGAGAAGAAACAGCTAAAAATTTATCTGATAAGCATACAGTCTTAGAGTTAGACAAAATTGCTGTTAAAGGTAAAACAGAACCAGTAGCTATCTATACTGTATTAGATCCTGACATTGTTAAATTTGAAGAATTGCCAACATTGGAAAATTTGGTTAATTTACATAACAAATTACGAGAAAATTACGTTAAACAAAATTGGAAATTTTGTGAAGACGCTATAGATAACCTTATGGGCAAATTCAGTGGTGAATTAGATAGTTATTATGTTATAATAGCTGATCGAATTAAAGGTTTTAAATCTACACCGCCACCTATAGGCTGGGACGGGGTGTTTGTAGCTACTACAAAATAGTCGTAGCAATAAGTGTTATTACGAAACCAACTATCATTCCCAAACAGAAAGTTTTACATAGATCGCAACCGGTCCAAATTCTACCACCAGATTGTTTTTTAAGTAAATCCCAGGCTCGCTGTTCATATTCGCTTCTTGATGTCATCTATTTCCCTTCAACGGAATAGTTTACTTTTTTTCTGAGTTTAATTTGTTAATTAGTTCAAAAGCTACTTTAACTTTCTCTTCTAATACTGTTATTGAGCTGTGCATTTTGGCTAACACTATTACTAGTGTTATAAAACCTAAAAATATAGGCCATAATTTTGATATTAGTACTATTAATTCACCATCCATCTAGATCCCTCTGTTAAAACAAGGAAAATCCCTTTCCCTGCCAAATAGAAAAAATTGCTCCCATTCCTTTATGTGCTAAATATATTTATACAACGAATAGAAGGTATCAAATGAAGATAGCAATAGTATGTAACGGTCAATTAGGGTCTGCTGTAAGGAATGTTATTACTAGGCAGAAAAATAGATTTACGACTGATGTAATTTGTACTTGGTTTGATGATACCCAAGTTGGAAAAACACTATCCCAAGGCGCTTTACCATTTGCTAACTACACACCAACGGAAATAGCTGAAAATCACGACTATATTGTTACTAATTGTGATTTTGGTACAACTCATGCTATAGCCAACGCTTTACCCGACCATAATACGCTTATAACGATCAATAGAACTGATATGTTTCATGGTACTGGTAAGAATATAGTAGATGGAGTTGGTGTATTTTCAGGATTAATGGATATGATGTCGGCAGTTATGACATTAGATTTTTCAACAGTTGATCGACTAGATTATTATATAGGAATGAATCCAAATATGTGGGACGGTAGAACAGCCGTAGCACCTAATATAGATCCAGAATTATATAGGGATATTGTTAATAGTGGTACTGACAGTTTTACAGAAGTTAGTTTAAGAAGTAGAAATTATGTAGCAGAAACTATTGGACATTCATTATACCTTCCATATCATGCTTATGATTATACTATGAATTGGTTGTACTTGAGTAGGGGATATAGAGATATTGTGAGAAATGCTAAAAAGTTTTATAATCACACAGACAGTTACTTAGATATATTTTGTAATGTAGTTGGTGTAAAATTTGGTGCTCCTCAATGTGATATATACTATACAAGAATCCCGGCAACACAAGGAGCAAGTGCTTGGCATTATGCTGAAGCTTGTTGTGTTGGTAGCTGGATTTGGAATTTCTCACACGGTAAAATACAAAAACAAGAATGGCATCCTAAAGACGCTGACTGGCCGTTGTTTACTGAGAATATTTTTGGTAAAAGATTTCAAGCCGCTCCAGTTGCCGCGTAATAATTAATAGTATAATAACAAAAGAGTTCGAATGAATTTATCTAATCAGAATACCGCCAGCAATTATTTCTATGTTAGAACTTTAAATCTTCTTTGTAAGAAAGAGTTATTAAATCTAGCGAGTCAAACCCCAAGAAAAGGTTTGAAATTGTATGAAGAAGGTTGGACACCAGAAGGAACAGCTCTTAAATATAAAAAAATACTGTTAGAACATATAAAGAATTTCGGGATTTCAAAAATAGTGCTATACAATACAGTACCACCTAGAGAAATAAGAGTAAATGCTTTTAGGAAATGTTTTTATGTTAGTGACGTCACTGTTTGGGAATCAAAATATAGTTTTAAAGCTGAAGAAGTTATACGAAATGAAGACGGGCCTGAAGATGAAAGAAAAGAGCCGGGTGTTCTTAAGGCAGGGACAATTTTAGTATGCTATTAGATTTTATTTTAGAGTCAGATATGAACACCAGATTTTCTGAGAAGTCAATATGGATGACTTATTCCCCTAAACAAGATTTTAATACTAGAGAAATTTGTAGATTTACTGAATCGTATTTAAGATTAACATTTCATGAAAATATGTGTAAAAATGTTATTATAAATGACGGTCAAATACCACTTCATAATATACTTTGGCAATGTCGAACTTTACAGAACCATCTTGATTTTGTTGTTTGGGTACGTCCTGGTATACTCGTGTATTATGATTTAATGGAAAAAATTAATCAAGCTATATCTATGATGTTTAATGTTGAAAAAGGCTGGGACCATATTCGAGAATCAGAACAATGGGGGATGATCCGTGCTAAAGAACACGACCTTTTTTGTATATTAAATTACAAGCATAATGATTGTTTTCAAGGAGACTCAGTAGACGAGTGGGAAAAGAAATGTAAAACTGAAAAACTTCAAGTTATAAAAGATTTTGACTTGTCAGTTGGAGATGATTTTTATGAGGGAGGACATGACGAGTTAAGTACTAGCAACTTAAAAGAATGGAGGAATGATTTTCTTGAATGGACTAAATCAAAAGAAAAAACAGAAGGTATGGAGTCAGTTTTTATAGATCAAATGATACCTTTTACTAGGACAACACAAGATGAATTGTTTAATGCCCAATTACCTAATTTAGTTTATTATGATGGTTATAAATTTACAAAAAAAGAATTAGAATATTTTGAAAACATTGAGACATTTCATACTATAGAAGAATTAGAAAAATTAGTGTTAGAAAAAAGAAAAGATACATTATGGATTATAGGTAGTAGATTAATTCAACCAACTGCCTGGTGGACTATGGGATATAAAAGAATAAATTCTTTATCATGGGTATTAAGAACATTGGTAAATTCTATTGTATGGGCAAAAGTATACGATAGAACTGACATGAAGTTTTCAACTGTTGATAACGGTATTATTCCTCCAGGAGTTTATGATGATGTTTAATTTAGAAGAAGCAACAAATTACATAAAAAAATGGTTAGATGAGTTTGTTACACAACCTAACCCGTTATTAAATAATTTTCCTCCTTGTCCTTATGCTCAACAAGCCATACTTGAAAATAAAGTAGCTTTTGAAGTAGCTGATATGGACATTAATCTTTACTTAATAAAGAAAGCAGAACAATGGGACGAAAATATAGATGTTTGTTGTATATTTGTTCCTGGTGTTTCGTCTGAACTATTAAGCAGTTTAGTAAAAAGTACAAATGAAAATTACTTAATGGAAAATGATTTTGTAGTGCTAGAAGATCACCCAGATGATAAAGAAATTATTAATGGTGTTTGTATGAATAATGGGAAATATCCTATTGTACTAATGCAACGTTTAAGTAAAATACAAATGTTTAGTGGATTTCTTAAAAAGAAAGGTTACTATGATGTTTGGAGTAAAGAAAATTTAGATGATGTTGTTAATTGGCGTACACATCATGAAGATCCTGTAAAGAGTGAATAAGACTATCACGTTGACAAAGTTTAATATACGTTTCTTTATTTTTTTGCCATTTTTCACCGTCAAAGTATTCAAAGCCTTTTAGTTTACCTTTGTATATACAAGTTTTTTCGTAACCACCACCAATGTAAAGATGTTTATGGCCCAATGTATAAGCCATATGTAATTCATGGTTTAAAGTTATACGACCAAAATGAGGTATGGAATGATCATGGACAAATACACACGTTTCCCAAGCACCTTGGTATTCGCGTATTTTAGATAAGCCTATTAGTTTATCGTCATCGTCAAAGTAACCAAATAATTTATTTTCTTTGTGAATTTCATCATCACCTGGGTAAGCATATAGATCTTTACTTTTGATATAGCTATGATACATTTTTAACCAACGAGGATCATCACGTTTGAGTTCTTTAACATTGTTCCAAGCAGGTTTTTTACGTTTACCTTGCCAAACTTTTAAATCAACTCTTACAGAACGGCTGTTATACCATAGTTCGTAGTCACCTTCGACACTATGCCATAAAAAGCCCATATCAAGTGCTTTAAGTTCCTCGTCAGGCTTGACGTATTTTGCTAAAATTTCGGAACAACGGATATCTAGCTTTTCCATTGTGCCGTATATATGATCGTAGTAGATTTTCATTAATTTGTTTTTCTATTATATAGTCAGATAATTACTTATATACAAGGAGGTCCTACATGGACGTTTATACTATTTACGCCGACCACACCGAAGAGGTCACAGCTCATGAATTCATAAGATACATGACTAAATTCTTAGATAAGTTAGTTGAAGCCGGTAGAATGGAGAAATACCGAATTACCAGAATGAAATTAGGGTTCAGATCTATGGATATGCCAGACTTTCGTATTGATATGGAGTTTAATGATATGACACAATTAGATAGTGCTATGTCTGGTGTTGTAACTAACGAGAATAACGTCAATAAGGAACACGTTGGGTTCAATAAATACGTTGATGTTGAAACAATTCAACATTTCCTATACCGGGATTTCCCCGATGATTTAACTAAACATAGAGAAGCACTAGAAAATGGCAAATAATGTAAATTCGTGGAGCGAATTTCAACCGCTCAAACAATTAGTAATTGGTACAACTTATCCACCAGAATTTTTTAATGATGTAAAGAATACTAAGGCTAAAGAATGCCTTCAACGTATTGCTACTGAAACATTAGAAGATTTAGATAACCTAAAGAAGGTAGTAGAAGATCGTGGTGTAAAAACATATACAGCAACTACTGAAGAATTAGGATATAAAACAAGTATAATGGATTACTTGGATGATGAAGGCAAAATGGGCATGGGTAGTGATAAACATGGCCAGCATGAAAAAGGTCGCAATCAGCTTCCTGTACCTCCTCTTAACCCACGTGATGATTTTGTTACTATGGGTAAACAAGTTGTTATGACAGGTAGTGCTTTTGAGTCCAAACCTTGGGTTCCTTTATTTGAAAAATGGTTTGGTGACGATTTTGATTGGACTATTGTTAGAGATAAAAAGAAATTTACAAGAACAACAGCAAATCATAGAAATAGGCTAGGCAGGTTAGGTGTAAAAGAAGAAGATATTGATTCATTAATAGATGAAGCAGGAACACCTTTTGTTTCAGATAGAATGACAGGTTTTTGTGCCCCAGAATTAACTAGGGTAGGTAAAACTTGTTTTTGTGATACTCAACAGGCTGTAGATATTGCTGACTATATGGAATTAGCATATCCGCAGTTTAATTATAAAGGTGTATTCATAGGCGGTCATAATGATGCTGTTTTTAATGTATTAAAACCTGGCGTATTATTAACAACAGAAGATATAGGACATTATGCTGAATCATTTCCTAATTGGGACAAAATTTATCTACCAGATAGTAACTTAAATCAAGTTAGACCTTTCTTAGAAATTAAAAGACATAATGAAGGTAAATGGTGGATGCCTGGTGAAGAAGATAATACAGAGTTTACAGACTTTGTAGAAACCTGGTTAGATGATTGGGTTGGGTTTGTAGAAGAAACAGTATTTGATGTTAACTTATTAATGTTAGATGAAAAAACAGCAATAGTAAACGCTGAAAATTTGGAACTTGAAAAAACATTTAAGTCGCATGGCATTGACATGATTCATGTACCAAATAGGCATAGACATTTTTGGGATGCCGGTTGGCATTGTGTTACATTAGATGTTGAACGTGAAGGTGACCAGGAAGATTATGGAGTTTAATTTGTGGATAAAAAATTCTGTAAAATGCCATATGAAGCAGTAGCAGTAACATCTGTAGGAAAAATTAGCCCTTGTTGTGCCTTTCAAAATTCGTATGCTAATGATTTACAATCAATTTCGGACTACTGGAAATCAGATTTAAGAAGAGAAATAATAACTGACTTTGATAACGGTAAATGGCATCCAGGATGTCGTGGTTGTCAAAGTAAAGAAGAATCTGGTTTTAGATCTAAAAGGCAAAAGTATAATATTGCTAATACTCATAAACCATTTCAAAAATTTAATACAAATCCTAAATTTGTAGAAGTAGCATTAGGCAATCAATGTAATGTTGCCTGTGTAACTTGTGGTAGTGATTTCTCAAGTGGTTGGAGGCAGTATGATAAAGAAATGCCCGAGTTGTTTTCAGACAGGCACGAGTTTTTAAAATATAATTTTAAAATTAGTAGAGATTTTATAGATGAGTTATTAGACAAAATGAAAAATAACCCAAATCTTTCTATTGAGCTAATTGGGGGTGAACCTTTTTTTAATAAAGAAGGTATATATTTGCTTACAGAAATGTCTAAAAATAATATGCCTAATGAAGTTTCTCTTACTAGTAATTGTACTTTAATATCAAACAACATTATAGATATCATTAAGAATCTTAATATTTGGATAAACCCAAGTATAGATGCTACTGGTCGGTTGTATGATTATATTAGAAACTATGACTTTAACATAGTAGAACAAAATGTAAAACGTCTTATTGATGCTAATATAAAATTGATATTCATGCCTGTGTTTAGTCTTTTTAATATTTGGCATACTCCTCAATTATTACGTTGGATGTTGAGTTTAAATTTAAAAAATGAAAGTAAAATTAAGATTAATAATTTTGTACAAGGTCCTTCATATTGTAGTATTAAAAACATACCACATGAATTGTTACGAGATACTATAGAAGAAGTCAAAAATCTTGATTTGTCAAATTTAATATCATCAAATGATAATGAAGAATTTTTAAATTCACTTATAAATTATAATCAAGATGATGATGTAACTGAATTAAAGACAGCATTAGCTTGGATGGAAAAATGTAATTCTATTAGAGGATTTAACATAGAAGAATTAGATGCTGATGTAGATTTATATATGGAATATTTAAGACATGGAATATAGTTTCTTAAACAATAATGAATTGGTTCTTGTAGATTATCTACCTGGTTCTAGTGGACAATTATTATCACGTTTATGGTGCGAGTTTGATTTAAAACAAAACTATGATGATCCACAAGTAATGACACCAACAGGAGAAATTTATCATGATACTATGTTTCCTAAAAGGGTTGTAAATTATTTTATAGAACAACAGAAGCCAACAATAATAGGTGAGTTAGCTAATGATTATAATTATTATTTTGAATTTTTAGCAACAACATTGTTTGCTTGTAGAGAGATACCCGTTTTATGGTTAGGTGATAATTCTACTTTTTATCCAGAGTATACTAAACCGCCTGTTAACGAAAGAGTAGTATACCATTTACATAGTTGGGGTCAAATACCGTGGAACGAAGTACATAAAAATATAAAAGTTATAACAATACAGTCAAAAACAGATAAAAGCAGAACATATCAAATTAACCGTGGAAAGAAATTCTTAGGCAACGTACCGATAGTAAATCAGTTTGATTCATTTGTTGATAAATGGAATAATAAACAATTTGACAACTCGATTGATTTCTGTGATATATTAGTAAGTGAAAATACTAGTGAAATAATAGACTGGTTTAAAAAACAACTAGGTGCCGATTTTGATCAAAATAAAATTTTGAAAGTTGAGTTAATTTTAAAAGAATATTATACTGAGGTTAGAAGTGTATCAACTGTACTTGAATAGTGAAAGCTCTAGAGGGTCGTTAGCAGAAGTTTGGATTGATAAAGAAGACAAACTTGTTAAAAAGTATTATAAGCCAAATGCTATAACTATAAAAAATAAGCCACCTATGATTACTGATTTAGATGAAATTAAAAAAATGTATGATCGTGAACGAAAGTGGTTAACAGTTTTAAAATCTAAGTATGTAGTAGAGCTTTATGAGGCAGGATCATTAAAAAATGAGCCTGGATGGTACATGATTCAAGAATATTATGGCCCTACGTTACTTGATTACTATTCTAATGGTACCTTACATACCCACTTCCCCAACATAAAAGAACAAATAACCGACCTCTTTAAGTTTTTTCAGAAGCATAATGTATATAAATTCAATAATGCCATGGCAAATCTTACAGGCAATGATGCTGGTGAAATTAAAGCCATTGACTTTAAATATATGGAGGAAAGATCTCTTGACAAACGTGAAAATGAATGCTATAGTGTAGATACTTGGTTGTCGAAGATCAATCCTGAATTAAAAACGATTTTAAGGGAATATATTTGATAGTTAGTAAATAGTGTAAACGAATGCCGGTGTAGCTCAGTTGGTAGAGCAGTTGATTTGTAATCATCAGGTCGCGGGTTCAACTCCTGCCACCGGCTCCATTACACTTTTGGAGTATAATATGAATTTAGAAGTAAAACATAAGCACCTTATTATAAGGGCAGAAACAAAAAACACACCTAGAGACCAAAAGTGGTTACATACTTGGTTAATAGAATTAGTTGATAAAATTGGCATGGTTATATGTCAAGGGCCAATTACATCATATGTTGATGTTCCTGGCAATCGTGGTTTAACTGGAGTAGTAATAATTGAAACATCTCATATAGCTGTCCATTGTTGGGATGAAACAGATCCTGGACTAGTACAAATGGATGTTTATTCATGTGCGGACTTCGACCCGAAACTTATTTTTGATTTAATAGATAAAGATTTTGAAGCAGAGAGCATGGAGTACAAGTTTATTGATCGAGAAAACGGTTTAATTGAAATAGACGTTTAAACCAACTATATAGTATGGGGGATTAGCTCAGTAGGGAGAGCGCCTGATTTGCATTCAGGAGGTCGCAAGTTCGATTCTTGTATCCTCCACCATCATTGATAAATACTTTATACAAAAAAATAATAGAGGTTTAAATAAATCAATTATGGAAGATCATTCAACAGACTATTACAATGCCATTGTTAAAGTAATGGTCACAAATCCCAAAAAGACATTAGAGATAGCAGAGGTAAAAACTTCTATCATTGATGGTATAATTGGTCACCAAGAGGATCCTAGTAAAGTTAAAGTATTAAGTTTAGGGTGTAATCTTGTAACAATGGGTCTAGCCCAAAGGAAATTTGATGTTACAACTGTTTTTAATACAGACATTTGTGAAGAAGTTTACGGTCCTGGAATGGTCTTTGAAGGGCTTAATATAAAAATTAATAAAGGTCCAGATAGTTTAGTAGAGCAAATAGCCCAAGGTAATACATATGATGTTGTATTAGGGTTAGATCAATTAATGACGTACTGTTCGTCTGAAGATGAGCAAAAAGCATTAATTGGGCATATAGCAAAAGTTACTAAAGGTACATTTATTACTAGTTTAGTTGATTTTAAAAACCAAACAAGTCAAAGTAGAATGTCTGATTTACCATTAACAATAAACATAGAAGGTAAACAGAATCTTTTTGTAAACCATAGAACTTGGAATGTTCAAGACAAACAAAGTTACATTAATAATTGGCTTTGGATAGAAGAAGATGAGTTAAAAGGCACTAGTCAAACAAAAAGGAGAACGATGTTCTTTAAACAATTAGCAAAATTTACTACTGATTCCGGTGCTACTGGTTTCACAGTTCATAAAAACGTATTCTATAAACCGCTAATTAATAAAACATTCGAACACGTTATTTCGATCAAGTATGTATAATAGGAGAATCAATGAAAAATCAAGCACTCGATGGGGTAGTTACCGATCTTGTTAAAGAGACTGTCACTAGACAAGTAAACGGAGCAGTAATAAAAGCATTACGAAGTTTAGATTTCCAAAAGATAGTTGGAGACTTTGTTAGTGATCATTTAAAGACTTCTTTAACAAATTATACATTTCCTAAAAACAGCATTAAAGCCGAATCAATTAATTTTGAAGGCTATAAGCAAATCCATAAAAATTTTACAAGTACAGGAATAGATGACCGTAGTGAATCGATTCAACTTACAGTTCTTAATGAGAATGTAGTAATAGAAAATTCTTTAGTAGCAAAAAATATTACCCTCCAAGATAATATTGATGTAGGAAAAAGAATAAAAGCTAAAAGTTTATCAATTACAGAATCATCATTGTTTGCTGGTAATACATTAATGCTAGGCAAACTAACTACACAAGGTGAAAACGAATTTAAAGGTGTAACTAAATTTACTGGTGGCATTGATGTAAAATTTAATGATGGTCAAATCCCACATGGTGCAATTAATTGGAAAGGTTTTGAGATACCTCAAGATCAAGTACAATCAGGTAAGATTGAAAACTTTAGCAGTTTAGGTATAGAAGATAAAGCAACATCAACTCAAGTTAATGTTACAGATGGGCTTGTATCTATTAATAGTGATTTGTCAGCTAGAAAGATTGAAGGTACAAGTGTTATTCTTTCAGGTAAAGTTATATCAGATAGTTTACAAGTAGAAAATGGTTCTATATTAAAAGGTAATACAGAGATTCATGACAATGTAACAGCAAGTAAAAATGTAGATGTACATGGTAAGCTAACAGTACTAGATGGCATAGATGTTAGAGGTGTTATGTCAATACCGGATACATTAAAAGACAGTTTAGTAGAGTATATGAACTCTAAAATTAATTTAGAAAGCATTGTTCCTGAAGGTGGAAGTATTTACATAGGAAAAAGAGCTGTATTAGATGAACAATCCTTGGGAGGTACCATCATATCGTCAAACCTACGAAAAGTAGGAACTTTAAAAGAACTTGAAGTGGCGGGTGAATCAAAACTAAACAGCACTTATTTTTCTTCATTAGGTAGAGTAGGAATTAATACAGATGATCCTACAGCACCGTTAGATGTATGGGACGATGAAGTACAAATTACACTCGGTAAGAGTAAAGCAAAAACAGGTTGGGTTGGTACTGGTAGAGATCATTCTTTAGAGTTAGGTGTTAATAGAGACCCTAAAATAACTATTACATCTACTGAAACAATTATTAAGAATCCTGTTTTAAATGATAGAACATATACACAAGGTTCAGAAGTTCCTGGTCATGCCGGTTCAATTGGTGATATACATTGGAATACAGAACCGGACATTGGTAAGCCCGTTGGTTGGGTTTGCCTCAGTGATACCCGTTGGGCAAAATTTGGGGATATTAAATGAGTGGAAGTAAAGAAGATGAAGGAAAGATTGAACTTGCTGTAAGAGTATTAGGCAATGAACTTATAGGATTTAAAATGGTTGTAGATGACTTTAAAATGAAATGGTTAATATTTGGTGTAATAACTATAATTGCTTTGAGTTATTGTTTTACAACATTCGGACCGTTGTTAATGGAGACATTTGATAAATGAGACCAGCATTCGCTATAGGAAATGGTAGAAGTAGAATAGGCTTTGATCTTAGACGACTAAATGTAGCAGGAGTTACATACGGGTCGAATGCTATATTCAGAGACTTTCCGGTTAACTATCTTGTTTGTTGTGATAAAGTTATGTTAAAAGAAGCAACAAGCAATCGTATAGAAAAAATATCATTCTTATATACTAGAGCAAGATGGTTAGATGAGAATAATGATCCAAGTATTCAAGTAGTACCGGATCTACCTTACCTAGGTCCTAATAAAGCCGATAAGGCAGAGCATTGGGGTAGTGGTCACTACTCATGTTTATTAGCTTGTCAAAACAAACATGAAATTATTTGCCATATAGGATTTGATATGTGGGGGAATGCTCACAATGAACAGAATAATGTTTATTCAGATACAAATGGATATAAAAAGAAAAGTGCTGATGCTGTAGATCCTAAATTTTGGATTTATCATCATGCTAAATTATTTGAGCATTATCCAGAGACACAATTTGTTTTCATTAATAATGAAAATTGGGAAACGCCTAAAGAGTGGGATAAGTTTTCTAACTGGAGTAAAGATACTTACCAGGGCTTAGAAACTTTCTTACTTGATTATCCTATGTAGCTTATTTCTTTTTTCCAAAATCATCCGCAGATAATCCTGCCTTCGCAAATGCTTCAGCGAACACATTATTTTTTAACTTTGGTGGATTTGGATCTTTGAAAGAAGTTTCTTTTTTAACGATTTTCTTTTCAGGAATATTGATTGATTTCTTCACTTTTTTATTTTTAGGCTTCTTTTTTGGAGCGCCTATCTTATATGTTTTTCTTTCTTTTTTAGCCATTTAATTCTTCTTGTCCAACATTTATATTTAACAAATAATCCTTTACTTTTTTCCAATCAACGTTATGATCTTGAATATTACAAACAGTTGGACTAGACCATTGTTTTCGTATATTAAGTTGAGATTTCATAAAACCATATATTTCATCATGATATTCATCATCATACTTTTCATTATATAGTTCATTGTGTTTTTTCATAGCCCAAACATCAGATATTGTGAAGTTTGGCTTTTGGATATGTATAGATTCTAACCACTTTAAATATTCGTTGTTTTTGGGTACTATTTCAGGGAGTTTAACATAAGCAGGGAACTTACTAGTAGTTAAAATATACCGTTTAGACGCTTTTAAAGGGTCGTACAGCACGTTTAAGCACATACTAGTACCAAAGTAGCCCTTTAACTGAAAAGGGGTTAAATGTGTGGGAAAAACCAGCTTTTTAGACGTCTGTCGCTGTGCTTTTTCAATGGCAGGACAAAAGATGGCTCTTAAATACCACTTGCTATCAGGGAAATAGTCCTTTACATAGTCGTACATAGGTGGTAATTTTACGCCATTTATCCAGCGATCAAAATGCTTTGGAGCAACCTTACGTTGGCGTATATTACTGTTTTTGGCACTAGCAATATTCCAAGGGCTCCTCCCATTATCCGGGTGACTATACCAATAAACATCTGGTAATGAACATAGTGTTCTAGCAATACCATGACCACCAGTACCTTGTTCAAAACTAACAAATATTAATTTACTTTCGTCCATCAAAATAGAATTCACCATTATCGTTTACAGTTACCATATCACCAGTAGCAAACCAATTGTCACCGTATACACTTATGTTTCCTTTAACAAATAATTCTCCATCACGTATATCAACACTACAATATGTTTTATGTCCCATCAATGTAGAACCTTTAATACTTCTTGATCTAAAATCTTCTACTTGATCTAAATTAGTAAAAGTAGTATTAATAGCACATGGACCAACTTCAGTCATTCCCCAATTGGTTGTAAATGTAGCACCTTTAGATACAAATGATATTATCATTCCCCAAGGCACAGGATCACTTCCACAAGTAACATGAATACCAGTTAAGTCTAGGCTACTAAAACCCTTCGTTAGAGCTAATATACGACCGTGTCCTGGCGTTAAATGTGTATGGGTATACTTGACTATCTCTCGTGAAAAACTGTAAGCATTAAAGGCTGTGACGGTCACAGACGCCCCTATCGAGTGAGCTGGTAATGTTTGGGCGAGTAGTCCTCCAGCATGGGCCATTTTACATACTGTAAATACTTTTGAATCGGGTGTTAAATTTTGACACTCAACGGCCGCTCGATTGGCGAAGTATAATTTTTCAGGAGTTTGAAAGATTGTTTTCTGTGGTCCTGTAGTACCACTAGAATTTAAATCAGTCCCGTCTTTTAGAATGTTGGATAAAGTTTTTTTCAGTTCCATCTACTATCTTCTTTGCTATTCTGTAAGGTGTTAGAGCAAACATAAATGGAAAAATACTATGTATTGTTCCAGTGATGAATATTAGTAATGCCAAAAAGTTATAATAGGTAGCATAAGCCAAATGTTTAAAATAACCAGTCTTTACATTTTTTAAATGTTTCATATCAATATCAAATACATTTTTCATAATATGTTTCTTTGTTCACTTCCCATATAGTTTGTTTGGTATTGAAGACTATTTCTTCATTTACATAATTAACTATTCCTGCTTTTTCTAATAAATGAAATAGCTTATTGATTCTTAGCATTTTACCACTAGCATCATTGTCTACATTAGTAGTAATATATATTGGAACATCTTTATCGTTTGATTTAGACTGAGCCCATTCCATTTGTTTTGGCAAATGCTCGGCAAAAGGATAACTGGACATATGGTATTTATTCAGTCCAGCATTTCTTTGGAACGTTTGAACACCTCTAAATAGGGCTCTGTATCCGTTTTTAAACGTATGTATACCACTTAGAGCTACTATGTTACTATGTGTCTTATCTTTTAATACTGTAGCCCACCAAGAACCTTTATTCTCTAAAATCCATTGCCACTTTAATTTACTTAGGCTCTCATTATTAGAGAATCCCATGTGTCTACATAGTTCGATGAATTCGGTTAGTTCGGTAGGATTGGTTATTTGTTTTGTATTATTCATTGATTAATTCACAGTTCTCCCGCTCCGGGTTGCCTATTTTTTATCTTTAAATAATTCAGTTTTTGCTGTTTCTACAGTATCCATAATCTTTTTACTATTAATAACCCAGTCAACGTGAGCTATAGTATCTTGAAGTTTGTCTAGTTGACGTTGTAAAGCTGACTCTAGTTTCTGATAATCAGTCTTAGAGTCAGCAATATCGGAAATATCAACAGATTTAACTGTTCCATCTTTAAAATGTATCAGCACTTTATTAAGTAATTCTAATGGGATATCATTCATTGAAACTTCACGAAGAAGCCTATCCCATGCTCTTTGAATTATCTTATCATAGTGCCCATCATCATTAAGCTGTGACATCAGTCGCCGTCTTCTTAGCCGGGCGACCACGACGAGGTCTTAGATCAGGGTTCAAATTATATGCTTGTTCCCTTAACTTAACCGCTTCGTCTTCGAATCCTTTAGCTTGGTTTAGTAATCCTTCAGCAATAGAATTGTCATCTAAGGCTGTTCCTGTTGATGCGGTAGCAGGAGGAACGTTACTAGGTTCTCCAACATCACGCCCACCAACTGGTGGACTTACCATACCAGCGCCAGCGTCAATTTCTCTCATTTTCTGAGCGGCTTCGCCACCTTCTTTGAGTTTATTGACTACTTCATTAAGCTCATCTAATCTAACAGTAGATTTAGCATTTGGCTTCATGATTACTTGATTCGTTTGTACTTTCTTAATAAAGCCTTCTTGGTGTAGTGCCGTTAAAGCAATACGACCATCGGGCATTGTCTTTCTTTGAAGAGCATCAGCAAGATTTTCAGCTTGTTGACCTACATCACTTGACACACATTCCATAACGGCATCATGAACAGTTGACGGCAAACTTTCACTGTAAGCCACAAGCGCCATATGATCCTCGTTAGGAGTTTGTCGAAAAAGAACTACAACTTTTTTGTTGTTGTGAGTTCCGACGTGTTTTAAATTTAAGGCCATGTTATTCTCCTATGCTTTTTTATCGTCTTCTGGTTTTTTAGCTGTGTCTGTAGTTCCTTCAGCCATTTTTTCTTGGAATTTGGTTTTCGGACCATCTTCCTTTTTACCGTCTTCTGCTTTTTCATCAGTAGCCGGCGGAGCAGGTTGTGGAGCAACTGTATTTAAAAATTGGACTAATCTATTATATAGATCTCCTACAGTAGCCATTTCATCTGCTCTGATGGCTCCACGTTCACTAGACACTTGTACTAATCTAGCAACCAAACGTAAGTCACCAATTGTTAAATTTGCCTGTGGAACTTGGGCACCTTCAGGTGCTTCAGTTGTTGGGGCGGCGGAACTAGTGCCTGTCGGAGCAGTAGTGCTCTCAGCCGTAATCGGCTCAGGTGTTCCTGTTTGTTCTTTATTATCCTTTGTCATATTGATATCTCCATTCAATCATTTTGATAAGTACATATATGAAACAGTTTTTGGAATCATTATATGCTATGTTTATTTACAAAAAAAAGATTTATTTAATTGTATTTCTGGTATTATTGCCGTTTTTGGCACAAGCAAACGGTGATTTGTCAGAATCACCAATAGATACCACAAATAATCCACTTGATGCTATGGTTATTACAGAACAAGATTATGTTTGGGAGAAATCCGATAAAGCACCTGTAACACCTGAAACATATACTACTTGGGTCACACCATTAGTAGCTTGTCAGGCGGCCTATGTAGTACAAGATCGTATGATGCTTGATTATTATGGATTGTCTCAGCTTTTTATGTCAGGACCAGAACAATTAAAAATGGTAGAAGCTTATCGTAGTTACTTACGAACTTATTTTAATGGGATTGTTTTATTAATAGAGCAATTAAGAAATTTAGCAATATCTAGTGACGAAGAATTATCAGAAAAACAAGTAATGGAATTGACAGCTAAAATGAGAGAAGAAGAGCTTACTTTATATGAAGGTCTTCGTGTAAAGATGTGGGAAGGTCATGCTTTAAATACATCGGAGAAATTTTTAGCAGGAATGACAATGGTTATACAGAAATGTATGGTTGATCAAGTTTGGTGGAAGAGTCAGTTAGACTCGTTTTCACCCTCGTCGTGATAAGCAATACTAAAAAATGTTGCTTCAGCAGGATCTTCAAAGCCAATAGTAATACCAGCTTCGTCGGATTGATAGTCAAAAGTTGAAATACCAGATTCGCCATCTGATATGTAAAACCTGTTATCTAGGTTATTATATATCCAAAATTTCATTCGCCTAATAATGTCGCTTGATTGCCAAGTATTAGTTACTGGTAAAATTATTTTAGTAAAATGAGGTGGTAAAAGAGTAACTATTCTTTCACCTAAAACATTATGCGGGTTAAGTTCCATTATTTTTTACCTAGTAAAACCGCTACTAAATGAATCCTAGATTCACTTGATCCATTAAGAGCTGTGTGATGTTTAGTAGTATCTACTAGCCACCAAGTATTAGATTCTAAATGCTTTACTTCGTCTTCAATAATCATTAAATTACCTGGGCTAGTAATAATAGGATAATGTATTCTAGGACTAGTATCTTTATGCCATGTTAAGCATTTTCTAGGCTCCATAGTCATTAACCTAACTCTACCAATTATAAATCTGCTTGTTAATTCATTATAAGCTTCTTCAAATACAGTACCTTTAAATCTGTCACAAAGTACTGTAAAATCTTCTTCTTTTAAACCTTCTGTTCTCCATGGAACAATAGTTTCTTTAGTACCATCGTCGTGTGTAACAGTTTTTTGGTTTGGCCAATCTTTCCAAAGACCACCATATCCATAAAATGGATTGTCTTCGTGTCCCGGTACAGAATTTAAGCAAATTTGACCCTTAGGAGTGTCCTCATCTCCTAGGGTCAAATCACTTAAATCTGATAAGGCCGAAGCCATATCAAATTTCTCAAAATATAATTGTTTAAAATTGCTCATTATTTGTGATCTTCGTAATGGGCAGTAACACCAAATGGTGCTTCAATATCTTTAGCACCGTGAATAACAAAAACTGTATCACAGTAGTTTTCATCACCCCAGCTACCCCAAGGATAACCATCTGTGAACATAATTAATTTCTTAGGCATTATTTCGTTGTCTTTCATAAATTTCCAATTAACTTCAAACTCTGTTCCACCACCACCCATCGGCTCGTAGTCTAAAAGTTCATCTATGTTAGTTGGATCAAATGTTTTATAACCATAAACGTCTGTATCAAAAGTCCAAAGATCAATTTTATAATCTTCGTACATTTCAACAATACCTTTAATTTCACTAAAGAAATCTTTAATCATAGTATCTGAAACTGAACCACTCATATCAACACAAACTGAAACATCAATTTTCTCATCATAATCCATAGCAGGAAGAACAGCATCAATATGCCAACTTCTACGATTTGGTCTTTGGAAAGTAAAATCGTTTTTAACAGTTGACTGAATTTGTTGTTGAAGTAATTCTCTCCAATCCATCTTAGGAGCAGTCCATTGTTGAATTAATCTTTTAATGTTAGCAGGCATATTACCAGCTTGAGCACCACCGGCCGCCTGTGCCGCATTTATAACAGCCTCTTTCATTTCGTCTTTAATTTGTCTACGTTCTTCTTCAGACATCTTAGGCTTACTTTTACTAATTTGGTTTCCGTTTTTATCTGTTTCTTGGCTACCACCACCGTTGCTGTCTTTATTTTCTTCGTTATCTAAATGCTCATCTAATACTTTGTCTAACAAAGACTCCATATCAATTTTTTCAGCATTCTCATAAAGATCATCATATACTCTTTCAAATGACCAATTTTTATATTTTGTATCGTGTAAAATAGGAACAACTTCAATTGGCTTACCAACTTTGTTTTCTACCAAGTCACCGTTAACACAATAGTCGGCGGCAATGTTTGATAACTGTGGATCACGTCCATCATTTCGTCCTAGGTGATCATAAACTACATGAAGTATTTCATGTCCCATTAAAAATAGAATTTCACCATCTGGTAATTTTTGAATAAATTTAGTATTGTAGAAAAAGTTTCTACCATCAGTGGCCGCGGTAGGACACCAAGCATCAGCATTAACAAGTTTAAGCCTTAAAGCAAGGTTACCGTAAAATGGATGTAAAATAAGTAAGCCAATTCTTGCTTGAATTAATTGCTCACGTACTTTAAGATCTAAAGCGAAATCAGTTTCAAATCCAACTTCGCAAAGTGGCTTATCTTTAGTTGATGGTGCTGTAGTATGTGACATATTTCCTACGCCTCCATTGAACGAGCTTTTCTAATGTACTTACCGAATCTTTCGTGGAATTCGTTAAAACTAGGTAGCTCTTTTGGTTTAACATTAATACCGTATCTTACTATGGCAGTCTGAGCTCCCATTACTGTAAGTTCAGCGTCAAAGTTGTCCATCATAAACCTTAAAAAGTTTTCAATGTATTTTTGAGAAGTTCCTTTAGACTTTAAAGCTCTTTCTCTTAACTCATAACACATAGACATTGTAAGTGAATAACGACCTGACATTTCAACTGACTGATCTAACTCTTTAATCTTACCTTCTAAAATTTCAGTTGGGTTAGGAAGTTTATTACGAGCTTTTCTTGTTGCCATAAACTTAACGGCAATACCTTCACCAACGGCACCTGATACCAAATCAGTAAAAGTTTCATCATCAAGATCATCGTCATCAATTAGCTCACTAACAAAAGTCCAACTTCTTGGAGTAGCAAAAGAACGACTTGAACCTTTAGGATCAAAATCAAATAAGTCTTGCTTGTGAACGGTAACGTGACCAATAACATCTGAATGGATATTATTGTTTACGGCCCAGTTCAACCAACTGTCGTAATCGACTCTCATTTCTAAGTGTAAAAATCTGTTAGCCAACGGAGCAGGCATTCTGTAAACAACACCCTTATCAGTCTCCCTATTACCCGCGGCAATTATAACCACGTTATCAGGAAGTATATAGTTACCAACCCTACGGTTAAGAACTAACTGGTAGGCCGCCGCCTGTGTACTTGGAGGAGCACTATTCAGCTCGTCTAAGAACAATACAATAGTATCATATTGTTTGGCTAGTTCGGCACTAGGTAAATCAACTGGAGGTGCCCAGTCCATTGTGCCTGTGTCTTTGTTATAAAATGGAATACCTTTAACATCTGTAGGTTCCATAAGTGCCATTCTAAGATCAACTAGTAAAGCATTACCAAGTTCTCCTGAATCGACAATACCTTGGGAAAGTTCTGATTTACCAATTCCCATAGGACCCCAAAGGAAGATAGGACGTTTTTTAGCAAACGCCTTTAAGATGCTCCTACGAGCCCCTTCGGAAGTTACTGTTCTGTGTTCTGTTTGATTTGAGGACATATTTTTACCTTTTGTTTTAGTTTATACATACTATAATACAGTCTTTTATCCAATTTGTCAACCAAAAAGACGTCTTTTTTCCTAGTATAAACCATTGATTTTACTACATTTTCAATCTTTTTTTAGATTTTGGGTAGTTTTGGGTGTGGATTTTGGGTTGGTTTTGACGGTTTTTGGACCGAAAATACCTTAATACCAAGCAGATGTATTCTTCATATATAGCATAATATCACCATTATATAGAGATATCATATTAGCTTCTTGTTCACCAAATACTATAATAGCCTGTTTTCTTGGTGGAAAGTAGTATGGGCAAGTTAAGTATCTATCCAAATCTAATAGTACTCTAGGGTTGCTTTTAATATGCTTTATTGATTGTTCTATTGAAACTGTATATCGTTTTAATTTTAGTTTTTTAACAAATACGTTAAAGCCATATCCTGTAAGACGAAGACCAGAATTACTTCTAGTATTACGCCACCATTGTGACATAGCATCTTCATACGATATGCCTTTTAATTCTAAGGCCAATGCTTTAGTTATTTCAGCTTTTTTAGAGTTTAACTTGCTCACCGCGATCTAGCTTCACTACAGTAAAACGATCAGTGGCATATTTTAGATTGAGCTTCTTTGCTAGGTTAATAGCATGACCGGGATTGGAAAAACTTACTTTTTTATATTTAGGTCCAGGATAAGAAACCAGCATATTGAATGTCTTTAAGTTAATTGGTCTGTCTTCATAGTACACAGCCCAGATGCCGTCACTAGCCAAGACCTGATCGGTTTGGTAGCTTTTGTTGTCTGTTTTTTCTAACAGTATAACTGGTTTTGGTCTACTCACTTTGATACTCCTGTATATAAGAGTATTTATCTTCTTTCTATGAGTATATAACCCTTTTTATATGAGTACTTAATTAGACCAGTTATCGCCGTCCATTTCAACATCAATTACTTGGGAATCGAGTAGCTTCTTTTGTGCTTTTATTAATTCGCTTTGTACGTCAATTAACTTCGTTTGAAGCTCTGTAATACTATGTAGCAAATCCGCCGCTTTAGAGGTCTCTAAGGTCGTCGTAGACAGCTTTTTTTGTTGATTAGCTTGTACTATCTGTCTAAAATTATTTATATGGATACTCATTTAACTCTACTTTGTTTAAGTGCCAATGCCATATCTGCTTTAGTCTTAAATGGTCCTTGATATGGGTATCTTTCTATTGTAACTAGTTTTGGGCAAAAACTTCTTGTCCAACCGTTACTTGGGTATTGTACAATATAATATCCTGCTGAATGTACACTATTTGATTTATTGTTTTTTGTATATAAAGGAAGTTTACGTTGAACTTCATACATTTCATTTGTAGGTTCACTAGCACATGGATATCCGAATAACATATAATATCCACCATCTTCTTTTGTGATACTTGTATCTTTTTTAGTTTCAACAGGTTCTTTAAAACAATCTTCGCCCCATTTTTCTACAATTTCACTTAATGATAGTTTAACTGGTCTTGTTCCTTCTGTTTTACTAAAAACTTGAAAATGCTTTTGGTTTTCTATTTTACTTACAGTTCCAACTTTGGTACCGTCTTCTTCTAATATCCAAAAGTTATTCTTAACTATTGTTTTTAATTTCATTGCCATATTTTTACTCCTTATATCCTAACTGTAGAAAGTGAGCATAACTTTCTATGTTGTCACTTATTCGTTGTAGATCATATTTGCCGCAAAATTTTAAAAACTTTGCTCCAACCATACTATGATTTTTTGGTTCTATAGCCTTTATAGTTTCGTCTATAAAGTCTTTTATTTCTTCTGGTTGTGCTGATAAATCTACCAATGTTACATTACGATTATAATCATCTAAAACTCTATGTTCTACTTCGTTATGATCTACCCAACGTTGTAGCATTAAGTTATTCCAATTAAATCCTTTACGATTTTTATCGTCGAATGCTTCTACTAATCCTACTTTATTTTTTGAACCTTTTTTGCGGACACCTGGATAAGCACTAAACACATTATCACTTGAATCACCTCTCATACACTTTTCAAATAAAAGCCACTCTGGATCTGGTACTATTTTGGGCTCTTTGGTTTTCTTATCAATTACTCTATTATCTTTATCATCAAATATACCTTCAATAGTGTGTAACTCATTTGTAATACCATTGTACTGTTTAACATTAGGTGCTATTAGTTGAATAAAGTCTGTATCACTACTAATAATAAAATGTTCATCATTAGGGTGTTTATCAATAAATCTAGCAATTAAATCATCTGCTTCTGCTATTTCGTTTTGAAGAACTGTACAGTTGCTTTTATCTTTTAAGAATGTACAAAGCTCGTCAAACGTTTCCCAGAATGCTTTGTCTTCTTTTAATTCTTTATCTGTTAATGCCTGTCTGGCTACTATTCTATTTTTCTTATAAGGTTCATAAAAGTCTTTACGCCAACTACGACCTTCTAAACAAAATACTACATGGTCTGCTTGGAATTTACGAAAGACTTTATTAACACTATTCATTGTAATATGAATACTCAATCCAATTCTTTCATCAAGGTCGGCACCACGAAAAGCAACGTGCCTTGCCCTAAAAAATGTATTTGCTGTATCTACTATTAAATATTTCATAATTTTATTATAACATCTTTTTTGTTTCTGTCAACTTATGTCTCATATATTTTGAAAATTGAAAATGGTCTTCGTGTTTATAATATCCTTTAAATCTTGGTTTGCTATTATCCATATTATTAAAATGATTTGCCATACTTACTCCCCAGAACCAATGTTGGTTTGGATGGTCTAATTTTTCAGTTTCAGTTTCATCATTACTTTGAAGATCGTAGGGTATATTATTTGACCCAGGAACTTGGTCAGTAAAGTAAAAAAAGAATTGGTGTGACGACTTTTTCATTAGTTTTATTGTTGAAATTAAATCGTCGGTTATATTATCATATCTTTCAGTACCAACTAGTTTTGAAATTCTTTCGCATTCTTTTAAGTATTCTTTTTCTTTTTCGGTTAGCCAATCGTGAACAATGTTATGGTATATAGGATTATCAGGATGAAAAGCATTTAGAGGATTATCAATATCGTCAGGGTTTAATCCTCTTACATTTAAAAAACCTCTAAATCCCATATCAATATAAGGTGTATATGTAGTATCTTTAGGTCTAATTCCGCCAGTTCTCATAACATTTAAAATTAGTTCGTGACCTTCTTCTCTATTAAAATCGTTACCATCCATTTGACATTCTAAGCCATAGTATTTGTAATGGGTGCTCCATTGATTATTTTTAGCATTACCCCAACTGCCATATATAGGAAATAGTCTAGGTTGGTAATTTGGTAATCCTATAAAGAAAAAGCATTCGTCAAAATTATATAAATCTATATTATCTCTAACTTCTTTTAAGATAGTTTCTATACAAGCATTATGTCTACAAAGATTTTTTGTTCTAGCAGAATAAATTTCCGCCATTCTACTAACCCAGCTATATTGAGAATCTGTTGGATGCGGGTAACGTTCGAGGCCTACCCAAGTACCATCTTGATTTGCCTGTGTGTAGTTTGTTTCACTACATACACCTCCAGCATGGCCGTCACCGAAGTTTAAAAAAAACATTAGCTAACCTCAGTTTTACCATCATCACGTTTAGTCTTGGTTACTGTTCCTCTGTTTTCAGGGTCAGCATCATAATTTTCCCAAGTTTCTAATGCTATGTTCCTACATACTTTTTGAAACCATTGGTCAACGACATCTTCATCTTTAACGCCTTGGTATCCTTCACTTCGTAATTGATTAACAAAGTAAACATTCCAATCAAGTTCAAAAGCACCTTGGTCTGGTTTCTTTGGATTGTCTAATTCAAAACCTACTACATTAACATAAGGCTTTTGCTGTTCAGTAGCAAGGTCTTTATCAGACTTATGTTCTTTTTTAGTCTTAGGTTTCTTTTCAAACAATTTTTTAAATGGGTTTTCCATTTCTTCTCCTAGTTATATTCACTAAAATGTTTTTTTAAATTTTCTAAGTTATCTTCAGCACTAGAAATTTGAGATAACAATTTATCCATTTCTTCAGTATGCTGTGGATGTTCTCCTATAGCAACTGACTTTTCAAAATATATACCTAAACGTACTTTAGCGTCAGCAATCTCAGATGTATACTTTGACTCTAATGCTTTATATAATCCTTTTGTTATATCCATTAAACTATTCCTTTCTTTCTAAATTCATGAGCAGGATCTACAGGTTTTAGTTTGTTATCATCCTCGTCAAATCCGCCCATCTCTGCTACAGGTACTTCATAATTCTTAAGTCCCCCAGGCATTTCCGAATATGTCGACATGGAGTCTAGGTGTGTATCTCCATCCTTTTTCCATCGCCAGTTTTGCCACTCTTTGAGCATTTGCTTTATATTCATCGTATCGACCACCCAACGGCATAGTGTAGACAGGGCAGTCAACACCGGCGTTGCGGTACTCCCTAACAGCTCTATCAACTTCTTCAACGTCATCAGTGTCAGCGACAACAAATTTAAGATAAAGATTAGTCCTAGGGACGTCATAATAAGAACGAGCGATATCAGGCTTAATAGCGTCTGCCCAGCTTTCTCCCGATACTGAGAGTTTAGGGGAGCAAGACCAAGTGACTGTAAACTTTCTTTGAGACTCGAGATACTCTCTAAACTCAGGTCTAAGAGCCTGTGTGGTATTTGTTTCAAATGTAACATTCTTTAGTCCTTTCATTTTAGGGTGTTCCAGTAAGTCTATATAAGCTCGTTGCCACCCTAACAACGGCTCACCACCTGTAAATATTAAATGAATATCTTGACCATTGTCTAACATCCATTTACCATTCGGTGTTAATGATAGTAAGTAATCTACTACACCATCAATATTATCGTCTTTCATAAATCTTTTAAACTGCGGATATATCGAAGCATAAGTATCACAACCTGTATGTACTATAGGAAGTTCTTTAAATTCGTTATATTGATCTATATTATTAATAATAGCTTCAACTTCCGGATTAGCATTATTTAACCCTGGATATGATTCTGATTTATCACGACCAAATAATTTACATCTAAAATTACATCCAAACGTTCTTAAAAATACACTAGGTACTCCTACATAACGTCCTTCTCCTTGTATACTATAGAATGCTTCAGAATATCTTAATTTCATACTAACTCCTCTACTATTCCTAATGCTTCAGCAATTAATAATGTACCACCAGCTACTTGTAACCAAAAGAAACTATATTGCCAACCAACATATATTAATAATATAGCTGTTATTATTCTAAAAACACTTTTAACTAAACTAACGTAAAAGTGTCCTTTGCTCGTATCTTTAGGTTGTGTTGTTAATTTTTTTACTAGCATTCGATATCCTAGCTCTTTATTCATTTAGTTCCTCGTCATACTTTACTGATTGTGTAAAGTTCTGAATTGAATAAACTGCTTTGTCGTCCATATCAATTCTAAAATAACAACCTTCACTTCTCAGATTTTCATTAACTTTGTTTAAGTTAACTACAACTTCTTTTAGCTCTTTTACTAATTTTGAAATTTTAGGATCCTTCATCGTCTTTTCTCTCCTCTACGATTTTATCAGCAAGTCCATAAGCAACGGCTTCGTCGGCTGTTAAAAAGTTATCTCGTTCCATATCAGACTCTAATGTTTTATAATCCTTGCCTGTAGTTTTAACATAAATTTCTGTTAATACTTTCTTCCAACGTAATAACTCATTAGCTTGTATCTCAACATCAGTTGCTTGACCTTTAGCACTTCCTAAAGGTTGATGAATCATATGTCTTGAGTTAGGTAATACATAACGTTTACCTTTTGTTCCAGCACTTGCTAATAATGAACCCATTGAACAAGCCTGGCCCATTACTACTGTTGATATCTCAGGTTTAATAAATGTCATAGTGTCATAAATGCTCATACCTGCCGTAACAGAACCTCCTGGTGAATTTACATAAATTGTAATTAAACCTTTAGGGTCTTGGCTTTCTAAAAATAACATTTGAGCCACGACAGCATTTGCCATATTTTCTTCTACAACACCACTTAACATTATTATACGATCTTTAAGTAGTCTACTGTATATGTCGTAACTACGTTCACCTTTTGCTGTCTGTTCAATAACTATTGGTATTAATGCCATTTATAATCTCCTATATTAATGTATTGATTCAAAGTCGCCATCTTCTCTATGGCCTTGTCTATACGACATATTACTATCAGTTTCTCTAACTTCTACTCTACAACACCATATCCTATCTTGTTCGCCATAATCTTTTAAGAAGATTGTGTTGATGTATTCGTATAACCAATCAGCAAGTCCTTCACAGCCAGTCTTCTCAACTTCTGTAATTTTTGCTAATCCTAATTCTCCTAACTTTTTAAAGTCTTTATAGTTTGGATCATCTAGTGCTACTAAAAATGTGTGGTCGAACCAATCTTCAAGTAATTCTTTTAAAGGTCTTAAGCCACCAAAATCCATAACCCAATTTCTAACATCTAGAACATCAGATTCGAATTCAAAATGGAAACTTAAGGCGTACCCGTGTACAATATTACAATGGCTGTCTGCTCTCCATTGCCTGTATGCTACAGGAAACTTTTGATGATACGTCTTCGTAGAGACATATTTACATTGTCTTTTCATTTTTTTATCCTCCGGTTAGAGGGGGCGGAATATTTAGTGAGGGGCGATCCCTTGTAGACCTCGTTTATCATAGCACTATTATAACATATAGTACTAGGGACTGTCAATATATTTATCCTAATCATTCAACCTCTTCTATATTTTTAACTTTGGCCTGCTCCACCAACCGTGTAACAAACTTCTTTTCAGCATCTCGTACCTCGTATAACCCACGTTTGGAGTCTTGTTTTACCAAAAAGCCATCGCGTTCTAATTCAACATATCCAGATATTGGTAAATCGGATAAACTATACATACCACCAAGTCGCCCATATTCATCAATTGGCCATTTTGTTGTGTATGTACATTTGTATTCTTTAAATTCTTCAACCATCATATTCACCTACGTTTTCCCATGGGTAAACTAACCAAACATCTTTTTCGGCTTTGTTAACTTCATCACACCAATAGTTAACGCCATCAAATTCACTTGATAAGTTTTCAGTTAGTGTAGCGAAACGAACATTATCTTGCCCGTTAAGTTTCCAGTCGTTGCTAATCCATTTGAATGTAGCACCAGTATCATTTATATCATCTACTATTAAAATCTTTTTACCTTCTAAAGCATCTTGAGCCATCCATTCAATACTATCTCCAGACTTACCAGACTCTCCATCTCGTAAAGCAACCTTTAATGCTTCGCATCTAATTCCAGTCATGTTACTTAAAATAGTAGCAGGTACATTACCACCTCTGGTAATTCCTACTATGTAATCTGGTTTCCAATCGTCTTTATAAAGTTGATTAATAAGTTGGTTACACATTTTTTCAATGTCAGCCCAACTGTAAAATTTTTTATTAGGCACTTTCTTTTTTCCTGTTATACAGATATTCTTCCCATTGAACCCATTTGTTATTTGTCATAAACCCCCACTCACGTTTATATTTTCCTGGGATGAATAATGTCCAACAGTCAACATCTTTTTCTAGTTCTATTCTGTGTAAACTCCTTGCTTCACAAAATCTATAATGTCCTACACCTCTCCAGAATTTACCTTCTGGTGTAGTTTCCCAATAACCACCTTTAATAACTATAGTTCTATAATTCCAAGGGTGGTCGTGTAAATCATCAGGATCACTTTTTCTAAATTTATGTAAGAAAATATTAAATGGAAAAGTATTACGGTCTCTTAAAAACAAGTAATACCTTTCCAAGTAAATATCATCTCCTATGCGATCTTTGATAATTCTATATCGTCCTAACTTTGACATAAGAGTTTTAAACATATTAAAACTTCCAACCAAATGTTGTTTGAATAGTGTAATCGTTTCCTGAAACAGTACCATAACGTTGTGTACCGCCTACAGTAAAGTTAAAGTCTCCTTTATTATATTGAGCACTTATACCAACGTCTGTTTCTACTTTAGCAACCTGTGTCCAGTCTGTATCAGTATACGATACATTGTCACCTGATCTACTAGTAGGAGCATTAATATTCATGCTACCTGAGAATACTGTAACTGGTTGAGCAACAAATCCTGAAACACTCCATTCGTCATTAAGTTTAGTATTAGTTGTAGCCGACCAACCATAACTCATTAAGTCATCACTCTTATTAATAAGCGAGTTACTAACTGTATCTACAGTTGTGTAACCTAAGTTTACATTAGTTGTTAATGTTGTATTGTCAGCAATATCAAAGTTATTACTTTTTTGTACGAAAGCCGTTTCTGTTTGACCAATACCAAAGAATCCGTTAAAGTAACGTCCTAGGTATTGTCCATCTTCTTTCATATAACCTACTGTTGTACCATCATATGTTACAGCAAGACTGTCCATACTGTTTTCTTTTAAATGTACCGCAAAGTCATTGTTAACTGGTAACGTAACTAAACCGGCATAACTTTTATAATCATGAAAGGCTGTATCAACTGGAACACTTGCTTTAGCAATTGGTACTAACCATTCTCTATTAAAACTTGTATTGTCTGTTTCGATAATAAGAGAACTAACTGAACTTGGTACAGTATTTGTACCGGCAGTATAACCATTTGAACTAATAGTATATCCTGACATTCTTCCATCAGTTGGAATACCAGTAGCACCAACCGGTTGTGTCGCGGCATCCATATCTAATCTGCCGTGTCCATCTAATGCTACACTATAACCTGAATATGTATCATCAGCCGTTTCTAAAATTAATCGTACTAAATTCTTACCTGTCATATGTGGCCACATCTGATGTAATACAGCAATTGAACCTGTAACAAGCGGAGCACTCATTGATGTTCCACTCATCCAAGCATAGCCATCATTTGTTGTATGACTAGCACTCTTACCATATCCAGGTGCTCTAATAAAGAAGTCACTTACTGAATATTGATCTTGACAAACATCATTAATTACATTATGACAAATTGTACCAGCATGGTTACCTAACCTAGCACCATCATATAATCTGTAGTTTCCTACTACAATCATTCTGCCGTCTAGTTTAAGATTACCATTAGCATCTACTTCTGGAGCAAGTGATCCAGGTTGTGCCGCGAATGGTAAACCTTGGTTACCAGCACTATTAACTACAACAATTTCACTACCTGCCATATAAGTTGACCAAGTATTGGCTTCAGTTACGGCATCACCATAACCATTTTGTAACCAACTTTCTGGTGTAGTATAAGTATGGCCGTTTTTAATATAACTATCATTAAATTTGTAGATACCTTTGTTAGCATCTATTAATGTGTATATTGTACCACCTGTTGTACTAATTCTATAATCGTAGTTGTTGTTTTGCGATATGTTAGCGACATCAACTTTGTGTGTCTTTAACCATTCCATTGCTTCGCCAAAGTGCCCACCACCATAACCGTTGTGAGTATTTTTAACAATATATAATTTTGAATCAAATGCTACACCGACCATACCTTCGCCATCTCTATTGGCCGCGATTGTACCAGCAACGTGAGTACCGTGCCCGTGAGCATCAGTTACCCCATAACCTGTAAAGTCTTTTGTTTCAGCAATTGAATTTGTAAACTCTTGGTGACTAGTATTAATACCTGTATCAATAACACCAACTTTACTATCCTTACCTGTCCAACCTCTTGCCCAAGCATAGTTAATTTTTATTTCTTTTAATTGATCTCTATAAGCATTGTTATACCCATTATCTACATAGCCCATTAAAAATTCTTGGTTAATAAAAGTATCTGGATTAGTAGGTAGCCCTGTAGTTTTAGTACCTAAGTTTTCATCTGTGTCTGTGTAATCAACATTAGCTGTATTATCAGAATCATCTGAATCATTATTATCACCACCTGATCCGTTATTTGATGTAGAAACATATTGTGAAACTGTTTGATGATTTGAGAATGTTATGTTTCTTTCTTTTGTAGTACCTGTTACAGTATTAGTAACTTCTGGATTTCCAGGTATAGTTGTAACACTACCATCTGAGTAAGTATAAACTGTATCAATTCGTTTATAAGTTACAGCGTCTTCTCTATAAGAATCATATGTTTGAGTTGCCGTAGTTGTATTAATATACGTTTTAGTACAATTACAACCAGTTGCTGTAGTTGAGTCAAAATCTGTTGGCCAGTAATCTGAAACTGTGTCGGCATTGTATGCCACCGTTTCTTCACTTACTGTAACCGTTTTAGTTAAATCAGTACCAATAATTACTTCACTAGTTTCAGTATAAATTACAATATTATAATTTGTATCTGTAACAGTTTTATCAGCACCGTCTGAATTAATCATATTAATTAAGTCGTTTTTACTTAACTGTTCGTCTGCTTCAACTTTTGCTTTAATGCCAGCGAAAGCAGATGTAGAATCATCTACCTTACCATTCTCGGCACCGTTAGTCCAAAATTCTTTATATGGCTCATAATAACGATCATACATTTTACTACCAAGGTTGATAGCATCTAAGATACTCATAGTTTTACCACAACCTACTTGACCGCCATTACATCCACTCATTTCAACCCAAACATCCATATTTTGTAATAGTTGTTTGTCTGTAGCCGATAGAGCATCTACTTGAGTCTTTAATGTTTTAATTGCTTCAAAACCATTTTTAATAGTTGTGAACTGTCCTGAGTCGGCATCAACCATAGCACTTATACCATTAATGTTTGCTAGTGTAGATAAAGCACCATCAACGGCCGCGATATTTGTACCTATATTACCGCCAAGTATATCCATGGCACTATTTCCAGTACCTGGGCCTAATGTTACGCCTGTTGGGCCACTACCTCCGCCACCACCACAAGCTGTTAATACAAATACTAATGATCCTAGTAAAATACCTTTGATGTGATAGGTAAGTTTCATTACTCCTCCTGAGTCTCTGACTGTGATTTAATTGTTAAGACAGCAAATAGTATACCAATGGCTGTAAAGATAAAAAATCCTAACCAATTGTCATTTACTGGTACTCCGTGGTATCCACCGTCTATTGAACCAACGGCAAAAACCATGCTAAAAATAAAAATTGTAGCATATATTGTCTGTTTCATATAATCATACTCCTTAATTAACTACTATTATTATAGCATATTGTATGGATTTGTCAACCATTTATTGGCGTTAAAAATCCAGTAAAATCAAGGGTTTTACACTTTATTTTTCTATAATATACTATTATAATGGATTTTGGCGAAAAAGTCAACCTAAATACCGTTTAAAACTAACAAATTATCCTGAAAATCAATACAATCAGAAGATGCTACTACTATTACATCTTCTAATGGAATTTTCTCTTTATATGAAATAAGCATATACTCAACTTGCTCTTCGGTTTTTAACATATACTCTGATCGACCTATTGTACCGGATGGTATAATTTCTAGAGCTTTTTTACGAGTTTCTTTGATAGCATATTTTTTAGATACCCAAGAACCATACTTGTAAATAGCTTTGGCTAACTCAGGAACTTCAGCACATAATTTTGTGTATGCTTCTTGATACGGATCTGTATAAATTGATGTGTCTTCAGCAATAGCTGAATTAGATACAAAGACCAAACATAGAACCCATATGAGCTTTTTCATGATTATTTCCTATAAAAAGTGAATCCGACTCCCACGGTAGAACAGAAGCCGGATTCGTATAGTTAGTTAAGGAATAACTACCGTTAACTCGTTCAAGATGTTGGTGCTCCTGGCTGGACTCGAACCAGCATGGCCGATGGCCGGCAGATTTTAAGTCTGCTGTGTATACCAGTTCCACCACAAGAGCAGGCTCAACATCATTTGAATTCTTTGAAATTATTTTATGGGAATTATCATCTAGGAGAGCTCGTGACTTAAATCTTGGATTAAGTTTATTTCGAGCTTCTTCATTACTAATATTAGCCATTTGTAACTCCTTTTTCTAACTATACATATAATATAGCATAATAGATGAAGTTTGTCAACCGATATTAGATTTTATAATTTTTTAATATTGATGGCAGTAGGTTTTCCTCTATTTTCCCCAATTTCGTAGGATACTGATTCACCTTCAGTGATTTGATCAATACCTGCTTCTTGTAGGGCAGAAATATGTAGGAATATATCTTTACCTTGCTCACCAGTTTCTATAAAACCGTAACCCTTGGTTGGGTTAAACCATTTTATTTTACCTGTGTTCATTCTGTTCCTTTGTCTTCTTTATTTGTTATGGCACTCTCATACAGTTCTAACAACCTAACACTATTGTATTGAGTCATTTCTAATACTCTGTTTAAGTCGTCGATTTCTGTAGATAATTCCATATATATAGCATCTAAATAACTTTCAACGTTATTTAATTTATCGTGAACTTTATATATGGATGTTGCTATGAAAAGTAGTAGTGCCAAAATTGCTACTTTAAATAAATTGCGAATTGTAATGATTTGATTTAGCATTTGAATTCTATATATCGATTTTAATCAATTTTAAAATGTTTCCTGACGGTATAACTGTACTTGATCCACCATCACCTATTTCACCATTTTTATCAAAGTTAAAATCGCTCATTAGCACATGAGTTTCTTTGTCTTTCTTAACCAGCCATCCTGTACTTACACAAACAGCAGGTTTACTTGCTTGGATATCTTTAAGAGTTCTCCAACTAGGATCACTTTCAATATCCTTCCAATAAACTACATAAAAGTTAAATTCTTTAACCGGATCATGGTAATCAGGAAGGGCGACTTTCGCCGCCCCGCCCTTGTCAGCTTTGACTTTATTGGAATGCCTATTAGGCATCAATTAGTCCTTTAGCAATCGCTTTGTAACCAGCAGAGATAACTCGTCTGCTAGGAGTGCCTAAACGATACTTCTTAACACCATTTTTCTTTGTGTTAAGATAAACTGGATAACCAGCAAAACGTAAAGACTGAACTACAGCCTGTGGATTACCAGCACCAAAAGTGTTGGAAATCTGATCTGAAGTCAATTCTCTTCCGTTTTGGAACGCCGTAAGTACTCGAGCATTGATTGTTTTTGTATTAGCCATTAAATTACCCTCCATAGGATTTATAAGTTTACTAATAAATGTTAAAGTATTTTCTAACATAGTTTTTCACGTATGCTAGACTTTTCTAACATAGTGTATACATTATAGCAAATTTTAAACCTAAGGTCAACCATTTTTTTAACTATTTTGTATTATTTTTCCAAATCCAAAAAAATAGGAGAGCAAAGTCTCCTATTTTCAATGTGTAATGTCATTATTTTTTTGATTTCTTCTTATTGCTCAACTTATCTTTGCCAAAGTCGCCTTTAATCCAATTAATTACTGTTCCAGGGTCTGTATTTGAGTATGGATCAGCTTCTATATTGTCGCCTTTTCCTTCTTCAACCCATTGTTTAATAATTTTTTGGTCTTTAACGATCATAGCATAACGCCATGATCTACTACCCATTCCAGCGCCTTGTTTCTCAACCATTTGTTCCATTCTTTTTGTAAACATACCGTTACCATCTGGTAATAGTTTTACATTTTCAATACCTAGGTCTTTACCCCAAGCATTCATTACAAAAGCATCATTTACTGAAATACAATAAATGTCGTCGATACCTTCATCTTTGAATTCTTGATAGCGATCTTCATATCCTGGTAGGTGTTGAGTTGAACAAGTTGGCGTAAAAGCACCGGGTAAACTAAAAACAACCACAGTTTTATTTTTAAACCAATAATCTGAATCTACAGTTTCCCAAGAACCATCAACTCTTAAGTGCCATTGGATGTATGGGACGCCGTGTCCTTCTTTATGTGCCATATTTTTATCTCCGGATCTTTTATGTTATAACAATGTTATTTATTAATTATGACCTTTCATACTCAAGCAAATGTCATAAAACTCTTGTTTTAAAGCAGGATCTTCGAGGAAACCACCTAACATTATAGCTGTTGTCATATCTGACTCATGCTCACGTACTCCTCTATGGGTCATACAATGATGTTCTGCTTTAACTACTACCGCAACGTGTGGTGTTTTGGCAAATTTAACTAATTCTTCAGCAATTTGTGTAGTCATTTCTTCTTGAATTTGAGGGCGTTCAGCAATATGATGGACTAACCTATTAAACTTGCTTAACCCAATTACTTCATCTTCAGGAATAATACCAACCCATGCTTTACCTACAATATTTTGAAAGTGATGGGCACAGGTTGATCTGATGCTTATTGGTCCTGATGTGTATAAACTTTTATATCCCATATTTGGAAAAGAAGTAACTCTTGGGTGGGGATTAAATCTCCCACCAAATATTTCTTTAATATACATCTTTGCTACACGTTTGGCTGTGTCTTGTGTATTGTGATCGTGTTTGGTATCAATTACCAAACTTTCCATAACGTCTTGTAATTTACCTTCTACTTCTGTTTGTAGTAAATCCAATTCACCATCTTCAATAAATTCTGATATATTGTCGTTACAATGAAATCGTTTATTCTTTGCTAAAATTCTTTGTTTAATTACTTTGCTTATGTCCATCTTATTTCTCCGAGTTATAGACGTGGATGTCTATTTTAAAAAGTTTCAGTTGCTTCATATAGTCTCTCGCCATTAAAGAAAGGTGAAACTTTTTTAGTTAATTGTTTACATACTGAATCATAATCTTTTAGGTTCATTATTTTGTTAATATGTTCCATTATTTTTTCTTTATGTTTCAAGTAGTTGTCCCATGAACTTGTCCATTCACTAGGATATAATACATCTGGTGTTGCCATTTCGCTATAGCTTAACCTATCCGGTACCATAGGTAGTGTTCCTACCAAAGCACCTTCATACCAACTGATACCTAATGTTTCTTGTAAGTTAGCACTAAACACTAATTTACTTGTAGCTAACAGTTTGTGATATTCATCTTTTGATAATTCTTTTTCTTGAGCAATAATCCAATTATACTCTGGCATACTATTTGCCAAGTCTGTAAAAATCTCTGGTTGTTTTTCTGGTGCTACTCTATGAGGAAATAAAATGTTATTATATTTAGGTGCTCCAGCATAAGGCTTTAATGTTTCTTCTAAATATTCCATTGGCCATCCAACAATTTTAATTTTACTTTCGTCTGCTTCTGGGAAAGTTTGTAGGAATAATTTTACATGAAATTTTGAAGCATAAAAATTATCGTCGTAGCAATCAAACATACTTTGTTCAGCATTTCTAACCCACGGTTTGTCGCCAATAAGTCTACCTAAAAAGTCTGCTGGGTCATAACTACCGGCGTGCCACATACCACCTATTTTAATATTAACTTTAAGTAGTGATGCCATATATTTTAGTTGTATAACAGTAGGATTCCAAGCATCAGTATATAAAAAGTAATCACCGTCTTTAATTGTACCATTACAAAACATTTCACCGATTTGTTCTAATTGATTTGATTTATAAACATTAGTACCACCAAAGTTTAAAAAAGCACCAGGTGTTGTTGCTTGTGGGGTTTCGCCACCACTAATAGTTACTACTTCATCTACTCCATTAAAAGCAAAATGCTTCTGTAGTTGCTTTGGTAAATGCTCCTTCCACTGTGATGTGTAACGAGTATCTACTGCCTCAATGTCTACAATGTAAATTGTCATTAATCTTTACCTTCTATTGAGGTTCCTTTAAAAGGATCGTCCTCAACAATTCTAACTGGTTCAGCATCTTTAATTTTACTATTAAGTTCATTAATAGTTTTTATAGCCTTTTCTAGTTCTTCTAAGATTGCTTTAGTTATACCTAGCATCTCAGGACCAGTCTTTCTTAAACCTTCCCAATATTTTTTATAATCTTTACCAGTGTAACTGTCAGCGTCTTTTATAAGATCTTGAAAATCTCTTATAATATCAGCAGGATTTTTTACAGCAGGTTTTGGATTAATTTTTTGTACCTTTACTTTTTTTATTTTTTTCTGCTTTTTCATCTTATACCTAACAATGTTTCAATTTTTGGATCGTTATATTTAATGCTGATGGCGTCATTCATTTGATCTGTCCAAGCATGATCACCCCATACAAAATCCTTACCATAAGAATATCCATGCTTTCCTAATTGATTACACACATTTCCTACAGCATCTACTAACGTATAATTGGCATTAAGAGCACCACCTTCTATAGTGTTGCCAGTATGTTCGCCTATATAACGTTCACGTCTACTAAACTTTGATATTTCTAAAGTTATTTCTTTTTTATATGCCATTTACGTTTGTTGCTCCCACCTCCTGGTATTCTTGAGTCTTTAACCCAATTATTTGGTACTCGCTTTCCGTCTTTAAATCTGAGGAAAGCCATGTAGGGTTTATTATTAGTGTATAAATCTGCTTCATCGTATACCCACCCAAATTGAATACAAAACTTTTTAAATTCGTCAAGGTCGTTAAACACTTGTTCAACCTGTGGTTCCATTTTAAATTATCCTTATTATTTTTCATAATTGTATGGAATGAAAGAACCGTTTTCGCCATCTTCAGCTACTTCGATCCAAACAGAACGGCCAGGATAGCGTTCTGCTATTTTTAAAAATAAATCATCTGATATCATCTCACAAGATTTATAATCAAGTTCTAATGTTTTTTCTGTATATAATTTTTCTAGCCAACGTTTAAATTGAATAAATTCAATATCTCTATCATCATGAAATACTTCAATCCAAACTCTAAAATGGAAAATATGTCTATGGGGATAACCTAAAAAACTAACATCATACTCATCACCTGTTGCTAGTTTAGGATCATCTAGAGCCGCAGGATATTTGTGGATTCCTTCTTTTTGAAATTTAACCCAAATAAACTTTTTAGCATTTGCTTTTTGCTGTTCACGTTGCTCTGCTAGACTTTGGCTTCTCATAGTACTATGTTCTGCCATTATTGTTACATTGTTATCCATTTGTTTAATCCTTTACTTTCTGTTATTATAACATTATACAAGTATGCCTGTCAACCATTATTACCAACTTATCCTTACACCAATTTTATGATTATGATGTATTGTATCAATTTGGGGGACAATTGAAACCGCCAACCAAGCCTTCCTATATTTTTGTGGTATTAGTTCAGTAAGTTTCCAATGTGCTATACCTCGTAAAACAAAATAGCCAATTACTTCGGTATGACTTGGATATTTGCCTAGTATCGGATTTGTTTCATAAAACCTGTCATCGTCAACTATTTCAAGTGTTTGAAGCATATCTATTCCTTGGAATACGTTGAACATAGTTATACCAATTTTATCTTCCTTTGTTAATGGTTCTGTATTAACTCCGTATGTTTGCCAATCAAGTATGCCTTCAGCTTTACTTACAGAGCAAGAAAAAATTAATAGTAATACAATTATTGCTTTATACATCTTGTGCCCATTTCAAGAAAAATAAATCTAATTCGGCATCTGATGCCAAATAAACTAGTCCAGTTCTATATAGTTCTCTATTACGTTCTGGAAATTTTGTAGTTGAAATATCAGCATCAAAGCACCAAGCATTATTACATTGTTGTTTTCCTTTGAACTTGTCATATAAAATATATTCTACTGATCCTCCCCAAGTTTCCCAACACCATTCTCGCACTTCTAAAAACATATCTAATGGTATTCGTAATTGGTATTCCATAATACCGTGTAATCTATTTCGACTGTCAATCTTACGAATTTTAATTCCAAATTTATTTCTTTCAAATGGAATATTTTTTTTGAACCTAGCCATTGTCCTGTTCTTGGAGTAATCGTAGGTTGTTTATTTTATCTCTAATTTTTAATTTTTCTTTCTTTAATTCAACTAACTCGAATTTTAATGTAGGTGATCGATTAGCTCTTCTTTCTTTTTCTAAATCGGTTGTTTTACGGTCTAACATCTTATGTTGTTCTTGTAATTCACGCATTTCAGTTTTAACTTTACTCATCATCTATCTCCTTATCTTTAGTATATTGGTCCCAACTAGTAAACTTGTCTCTGCTTTTCAAGTCATGTAAACTGTGACACCATACTCCTGGGTTAGTTTCATCATATCCTACATCATCAATCTTAACCATAGTGTTATAGTTCCATTGTTCTACGTATGGAATTACTAATCTAATTTGTGGGATAAAGTTATTGAATTCAGAATACCCGCCTTCTAACACCCAAGACAGGTTAACAGTACTAGGTATATCTAAACTACAAAGTATTCCTTCTTCTAGAAATGCTTTGATCATAAATTCCCAGTCTTCGAATTCATCATTTGTTTTTGGATTGTAACTGTGATTAGCACCAAAGAATATATGTTCACAACCTAAGTTGTTATAGTATTCTTTAATTTTGTTATAGTCTTGAAGCCCTGTTACAAACAACGTTTGTTTACCGTATGCTGGTGTCTTTTCTACTTCGATGCCTGTAAAAAATACAGCATCATCTTTAGTTACACCTGAATATTCACGCTTCACTAAAACCTCCAATTATCAAGCATTTCTTTTGTTATGTGGTCTGGTAGTTTTTCTATATTCCCACCTTTTTCAAAAAATCTAATCCACATTTCTTTTTTTTCTGTTGTCATTTCTTCAAGTTCTTCTTTTGAAAAATGTTGAAGCAATTTAGCTTCTATACTAATTTTTGGTACTGTCATTATGCCTCTTCAAATAAGTTTCCGAATTGTGTACTAGCATTGATTGTTTTTTTGCCAATAGCACCCCTAGTACCGGGCACCATCATCCAAAGTTTTTCATTTTGATTAATGAAATCTATTGCTTTATCTCTGTCGTCAATTTCGAATACTCTGTCGATCATTTCACATACAGCTTGTCTTTCAAATGTATCATTGACAAGCCAGTTAGGATATGAACCATTGTCCATTGCCTTATTTGCTTCTTGTACAGATTTAATGTGTGTGTAAACGTTGTGATTCATCATTAAGAAATAACTAAAACTATCCCAACTAGTGTTTCCTTCTTTGTTATTCTTATTTAAGTCTCCTGGGCCATAAACACAAATATCATTTACTTTTAATCCTTCTGATATTGGACTTGGATTCCAATTAGCATGATGTTTAGTACATTCTTCGTCCCAAGGTCTTGTGTCTTGTTTATAATCTTTATTGTCAGGAGCAGGTTCCATAATGTAAGACCATTTACCGTTATGATCCAGTCTCCAATTAGTATACTGCTGGCCGTTCGCTGTACATAAAAATGGAGAAGCACAATCGTATGTTACTGTAAATTTAGAATTGTGATACTTTCGTACAGCTCGTTGAACGGCCGTTAGCATTACACCCCATTCTAGTTTTGAGGTTCCTAAAAAATGCATTAAGTCTTGTTTACCTTCTTCAAGTAAACCATCGTATCTTAATGTAACCAAACGTTTCAAAGCGAGGTGGATGTCACACATATTCTGACCTCCCATTGACCAACCATTAAAGTGTTCATTTGGATATTGCTTAGGATCGCAATATTTTTTCATTTGCTCATACCAGTCATCTGCTTGTGCGAAGTTCTCACCTTGTAATACATTTAAAAATTTACAATTACCGTTGCGATTGTTTATAAAGTATTCGTTGTTTTGTTGTGTTCCTTCAACAGCTTCTTGATATGAATTAATATGACTTGCTTTAGCCCCTTCAGGTGATCGTGAAACCCATGCCGGGATGTCTAGGATCATTCCATAATCCATATACTCGTCCATCCATTTTAAGACCTGTTCCCTCTTTTTTTGACATCTAGGATCACCGCTGTTTGGCCGCCAGTCACCTTCCCATTTACCTTTACCTATTTGGAATCCACCTGAGTCACCTAATAGCCAACTATTGTTTCTGTCTCTATTACGATACATATCTTCTTTAGGAATATGTCCTAAATCTAAGCTGGCGTGACCTGCCGAGTGTAATCCCCATTTATATTGCCATAGAGCGGCCGCTGGTTCGAGCCAGTTTCCGCTTTCTACAAGGCCATTCATGTTTGTTGGTAATCTACTTTGAGAAATGTATTCTTCGTAGCGTTGTTTACCAATAAATGTTGAATAAAAAGAACTTATAGCAGGTAAAAATATAGCATAGTCTTTTTGTTCTGTAGTTAAATTGGTATCCATTATTCTTTTATCCTATAAAATATGAGCGTGTTCCAATGCTTCATAGCCAAACCAAAAAGCAAATACTAAGAAAGCATACCTAGTTACTTTAAACATCGTTGATGTATCAGCATACTTTTTGATTAAAGGAAAACATCCAAATATTAATGCTACAGCAAGTGTGGCTCCAATCCAGCCATCTTTAGTATTATTTACTGCTTGAAACATAAAAATAAAAATTTCCATAAACTCTCTAGCAAATATAAAGAATATTGTAAACAATCCTACAAGCATACCTTGTTGCCCACTTTGAATTGTTTCAACGTGTCCTTTAATGTGCTGTGCCATATTTTTACTAGTATAGAACAAGTAAAGCATTAATGCTGAAAGTAAAGTATACATACCTACTTCATAGTTTTCTAAAAAATCGCCTAGTACTAATCCTGATCCTAGTCCTGCTAGTAATCCTACAGCACCAGCTGAATAAACTTTCCAGTTCATTCCAATAGTTGTTGATATTAA